GTGGGATGCATTCTTAGTATAAATAAAAACGTGAGGAGGCGTTGTCAGACTTGTCTTTGCACAAGTCAAAGACAAGTCTGTGAGTCACGAAACCCAAACATCTTTAGTGTTTGGGTAGTTCATATAGAGCATCTTTAAATAAGCCCAATGATATCAGACATCTATAGGCAAGGTCTTTCCCTCGATGTTCTGTGACCATTGGCAGTATATCAACTCTCTGGATTCCAAAATAACCCTCTAAAAACAAAAAAGGAGAAGATCAAATATCTTCTCCTTTTTTTGTATTATCTGGAGTTATTTTTTAGACTTGGGCTTTTTGACATCGGTTGTTGTTCCTGCATACATATTTTGGAACATACCCTTGGGATTCTTTATGAAAGAACTTTTCTGAGCTCCCAAATCTTCCTGTGCCTCTCTATCTGTTGCGTCAAAGAAGTCCATATCTTTTGTTTCATCAAAACTTAAACTTCTATAGCTTGTCATACCCTTGGTTAGCGAGCAATACATGGCTTGAACACCGGCACCAGAGGCGGCATAACTAAGAGAATTTCCCGCTCTGACTCCCATTCCGCTTCCGGACTGAATTGCGTCCTGATTAGCACCGATAAATACAAACTCCCACTTTTGTTCGCTTCTATGGTTGTTAATCATTTGCATAATCTGTTCACGATTGAATTCCTTGCTAGAATTTTCCTCTCCATCGGTAATGATAACGAAAATGACCTTTTCTGGCTTCGCATCTTCGTCTTTATCATTAATTTTACTTTCGACATTATTAATAGTTCTTCCGATAGCGTCCAAAAGAGCCGTACCTCCATTGGGACAGTAATTTTCATTGCTCAATTCTTCTACATTCTTCAATGGTAGCATATCTACAATCATATCATAATTGCAGTTAAATTGAACCATTGTGAATGTAGCATCGCCCTTAAGTTCTTTCTGGGTCTTCAAAAACTGATTGAATCCACCAATAGTATCTTTTAGACAACTCTCCATTGAACCTGACTTATCCAATACTACGCTAATATGTGTGTAATTCTTTTTCATGACTTCATCCTTTCTTTTTAGTTACCAACCGGTACTTCCTTTAAAAACCCTTCCTTGTGCCCTTCTATATTAACCTCCCCTTGTTCAACGATTTTGCGAGCGTCATCTTCGCTGCAATAATTAATGCATATGATGGATTCCGGAGTATCATGCCAGAATTCCAATCTTTCCGGATCATCATAAACAGCCTGACTAATTTTCGCTCCTGCTCCAACCTCTAATTTTTGAACTTGAATCGCATGATGAGTTGTTATTTTAAGGTTGGGATCGTTTGACAATTTAGATAATTGAGCCTGACCCAAGTTTAAACCAGAGGAGAAGCATTTTTGTACTCCCTTACTGCGTTTACTGCTCTTTGTTGCTTCTCCATATTGAGGTGACGAGTTACTGCAAGTAAAGTTGATGTTAGATTGAGTTCCTCCTCCACTAGTAGAATTATCGGTATATGAATCTCCAATTTCTCCAAGAGATTCTAGAGAGTCTCCCGGAATTTGCCAATTAATCGGAGTATGAACTGGAGAGTACCACATTGGGCTTCCGTATGTCGTACTTGATGCGGATCCAACTGTCATTCCCCTTAGAATCCCCGTATCAACCTGAGGAGGTCTTTTTTCTTTTGATACGAAGAAACTCAACCCAATAGCATATACCCTATCCTTGCCTATTACATTAGAAGCAACTCCTCGCATTTTTTCGGCAGTCAGAATGTATTGCCTTACAACACCTTCAACTGTTCTAAAACCATCTAGCCACAATAGCCCTCTGGGAGTAGCCGTTGTACTGATATAGTTTTGTTTCGGCCATTTATAATCGCATTTGGAACAATAACGATCTGGTCCAAACTTAATCTTATGCTTTGGACACTCTTCGATATACTGTTCTAGTTGGGCATCGTGACAAGGCATTCCGGTTACTGGATTTACGCCCTGTACCGATATAACTATTGCAACATGATGTGAGTTATTTTCGTTTTCGTTGAAATCTAGCCACATGCCTCTTCCTTCTATTACAGGGACAAAGAAGCTCTTAATCTTACCTTCGCTCCTCATCCAGTCTTTTGGACAGGATGGATATTTATCGACCAAGAACGGCATTCGTTTTGAATAAGGCGGCAAACCAAAAGTCGTTTCTCCACTTAATGCTGTTGGCATATTAAGACCAACTGTAAAACCACTGTTCCTCATCAGATAGTCTCTGATTGAACCGTCAAACTCTATTTGTCTAGTATCTTTTTTCATGTTTTCCTTCCACTCTCTATAGGCGATTTCTTTTTTTAGGATCCCCAAGCCAAGTTGACATAACTACTCCTAATGAATCGGGGAGGCAGAGAAAATCTCTGCCTCCCCTTTCTCAATTAGAATCTCCTGTTATTGCCAACTCCGAATGGATTTTGCTTTTTACCATTAGATTCATCCATAGACAGAAGTAGTTTGGGAAGTTCGCCTCTCTTAGACATCTCCCTATATCGGAGATCGGCTTCAGGGTAGCACTTCTTGAGTTCATTCCATCCCTGCTGAGCCGTCTTTATTAGCTCCCTGGCTTCGAAGAACTTCTTCTCGTCAATGGTCTGCATATCAACGATAATACGGCAGAACACACGAACATCTTGCCCGATATTAGACCAATTAATCCTATTTACCTGAGATCTGCCCCTTCTAAGAGCGTGTCCCGGGAATAGAGGATCCTCTTCAACCATCTCGTCAGGAATTTTTCCAACAGGATATAGCCTAACAAGAACTCCATCAACTTCAATGGTTTCCTGTTCTTCATAACCCTGTTCCAAGTCAGCCATATAATTCGCCGTCTCTTCAACATCAACAGCCTTAGAGTCTGGCTTAAAAGCGATAACGGCTTTATCGCCATATCTCTTTTTAAGAGCTGCTGTGACAGGATGGTTGGGTTTATCGGGATGGTAATGTTCAAGCAGTTCAGATGGCTCAACATCTTCCATCTTCATTTTGATACCATACTTATTCTTCAATTCAATAATCTCAGGATCAATGGTATCTGTTTTGTTACTTCCTTTTGGACCTCTAAGATACTTCATTGCCATTCTAACCTTGGCGATGGGTATCTTGCCGAACATATCATTATCGCAAAAGATTGCTCTAATGTCCCCAAATGGAGTAATGCTCTCATCAGAAAGCATTTCCAGTCCGGCTGGTTCTTTCTCAACTCCTAGGGTTTTAAGACCCCCTTCAACTGTCTTAACCGACAGTCCCATGAAAGTGGCCGCATTTTGAATACGGGACTCCCATGAATCGTAAGTTGAGGTTGCGGGGTTTGACTGACTCTCTACTGAACTAACTGGTGTGGATGTGGACATGTTTTTCTCCTTCTCCTACACGCTCTCCTGAAACCATCAGGGATGGGAACATAACCTATTGTCATGTTCGAGTCTATTATACAGATGGGTAAAATTTTCCGCAACAAAAAATGAAAAATTTTTAAGTTAGTAAATTATACTCAAAAAATACAATAGTGAGTATATTTTACTATTCCTAATATGGTCGTAAGTAAAATTTACTTTGATGGTGAGTTTATTTTACTCTTGCAACCATACTATACCGAGTAAAATAAACTCAAATTTGAGCATTTGAACTTTTATAAGTCGTTTACAAATAGACATTTATGGATTGGCATTCCTTTCCCTAATATACTAGTAATTATAAGTCTAATATAAGATCTCTAATATATTAGAAGTGGTCCTATATAGGAAATTTCAAAATCAAACTACTTCGGGAAACATTTAGAAATAGGAAAAGATATTAAGTAAGCGACCTCATGATATCTGCTAATTCAGTTGCTCTTCTACCTACTTGCTTAGCCCAAAGAGAATCTAACATATCATCGGCTGCTTTATTGTAATCATTATTGGACAGTGAGTTTTTTAGATCTTTGAATTCATTTAAAGTTCCTCTTCCCATGAATGCCATATTGACTAAAACCAATTTTGCTTTTGATGGTAATTCATTATAGTTGATGGTAAAATCTTCTGCGATAGATATGGCTTCTTTGACACTTATATCGAGAAGTTTTTCTATTTGATTATCAGTTAGTATTTGTTGGCCACTAAGTACCCTATTGTAGTCTGCGCCGATAGATTGAATAATGAATTTTGAATTTGGCTTATTAAGGTTGAATCCGTACCCAACGCACCAATTTTTCTTTGATGGATCTAGATATACTTTATTACTTTTTCCTTCATGTTTTCTGATGCTATCTTTGGCGGCTTCAATATCTAGTTCTCCTGCCTCTATACTTTGTTCTTTTGTGGTCTGTATTTTTTGTACAGTTCTATCAACTTTTTGATGTAGTGCCTTATTGGTTACTTCATCAAGTTTCTGTTTTGCCATAGCAATATCCTGACTGGTTAGTTGTTCTATATTTTTCTGCTGATAGGTTAACTGGTTAACGGTTTGAACCAATGCCTGCTGTTGTGCCTCTGGAATGTTTTTTGAATCTAGAAATTTTCTTATCGCTCCAGCTTCGAAAACAGCAGAAATAGAACTTAATATTGAAATTAGTGTAATAACAAAAGATTGCTGTCTAGGGCTTAGATTATTAAACCACCCAGCTTCTTTGAGTAATTTTTGTACTTCGGCATATTTAACGTACCAGTTTGTTTTGGTTCCAAGAAGTTCTTTTAGGTTTTCATAGTCCTCTATGATTGGATTAAAATGCTCTTGAACGATTGACCTGTTAATAGGGCTTAGGTCAATCATGTCAAAGTATTCCTCGGGTAGTTCTAGTATCTTGTTTTTGTATTGTGTATTTTGGAAGCTTGTTTCGATAAGTTTTTTGAAGGCTTTTGAAGATATAATGTCGGCAATATTCGGAGATTGCTTAATGGAATCAATTATGTTGGGTATAAAATCCGGCCGATGGTCTATTATAGTTGATATAACATCTTCGCCAGTATAGGTAATCGTAAATAAACTCGTCATCCATGATGGGTCTTTCATTTTTTCAAATACAGAGTTCCATACTAAATCCATCCACTGTTTATTGTTGTCATAGTCTTTGCTCTTGATTATATCTAGTAAGGAAGGGATTATTATTTGTGGATTTGATGTTGGAATTAACGTGGCGAAATGTGCTATTTGTATTCCTAGATTTTTGTTGCCTTTAATGTTTTTGCTTAATTCTGGATTCTGATTCTTATATGTCTTCCCTATATTGATTATCGCCAATGCAAATCCCGGTTCCAGATTGTATTTGCTTACTTCTGTTACAAACCTGTCTTGTGGACTACGAACTATTCTAGTAGTCATGATAAGTCCCGCTCGCTGATTACCCCATGATATTCCCGATTTCAAATCCTCAAGTATAGATTGTAGGTGTGGGCTGTTTTCAAGAGTTGTTTTTCTAGGATCGCCAAGAGGTAGATTGTTGAATATACTGTCGGTAAGATCGGCTGGAATTTGCGAATGTAGTATTATGGCTGAAGTTATTTTGGGATTGACGAGCGAGAGAGAAAGCATTTTGGGCTTTAGTACCGTATATTCAGCACTATTATTCCAACTAAAAGAGTTTAAAAATGCCGTTACAATATTCCAGTTGTATGGATATTGTGGGTTTCTTTCCATTATATTCCATATGAGTTTGGATATTGTCGGATGATTAGAATAATGGTAGTTGCTTGCTATGGTGAAAAAGCACTCCATATCATTTCGTTTAAATGCCTCATTGATTAGAGGTATAGCTTTATTGACAGGAATGTTACCTATGAGTTTAGCACGAATCTCCTCATTGGGCATTTTAGATACCGTTGTCGATATACGGATAATTTTCATAACAGGTTTTCCAATATTCCGATTAGAATTATACAGTATGTACTTCTTATTTTTTGTGCAATAATCCTTGCTCTAATAATGAGATTGAATTGTTCGGAAAACAAAATGACTATGTATAATAGTACTGCAAAAGGTAGTTGTAGATGTATTTTGAATATCTAAAACTGCAAACGGAGTAAATGTTTATGGAAGACTTTGTTACAGAAATTCAAAGTAAAATTGGAACTCAATCATCTCATCTCGAAAAGAAATCCAGTAAATTCCGTGATTTGTTTGCTATTATCGTATCTTCTAGTCCGGAAGTTAAGATTCTTGAGAAGTGTAGTGACGAAGGGGATGTTATGTTTGAATGTCCAATTCGATCACTAGGTATCAATTATGAACTTCTCATGAAATACAAGACTGAAATAACTTCTGATTTTACGGCGAACTTTTTGGGAGAACTATTAATCAGAGAGAATATGGATAAGTTTGCCAAAATTCTTACCGACTTAAAGGATGATTATATTGCTCGTGTTAACCAATATGAGCATAGAAAATTCGGAATGAAAATCTTTAGGGATCGGTTTATCTTTACCTTCCATATTAGTCTTATTCAGTCCATTCTAACTGAATCATTCAAGAAGAAGATGCACTAATTGTATGAATGAACATCCCATAGATCGTATTTCGAAACCATTGGTTTATGTTCCCGATGGAGCTAAAATCAATCTTACAAATGACAATCTGAAACCACCTCCGGTAACATACGAAAAGAGAAAAGTTGTTTTTAACAGAGACGAAGTAAAAGACAAACTTACTAAGAGAGAAACGCCGTGAGTAATATTGTTTTACCCAATTTTAAAATTGATCCATCAACCATTCCTAGTGCCAAGATTAAGTCAATAGCCTTTCATAAATTTAAGGCCTTCGAGGATGTGTTTTTTGATTTCATGGATGGAGACAAGTGTAAAAATTTCATCTGTTTTCACGGACCAAATGGAAGCGGAAAAACTACAATTTTAGATGCTATTACCCTCATCTTTTCACGCCTAGAAGGAAGAGAACTGAAACATTTAAAAGCTCTTTTGGGGAAGTCGGTTCGCCACGTTGATGGTGCTCAAGCGGCTATTTACAATGATGATGATTTTTTGATTACGGCTCAGATCAGGAGTTCTATCGGAGACTATGAGGTTCAAATTAACAAAAGCGGTTTTATCAAAGACCATCCACTTGAAATAAAAGAGATTATTTATCGTCTTTGTTATTACGCTCGCTTTGATCAGGAACTCCATCAGTTCCAACTAAATAGACAACATTGGGCTACCTTCAAAGACCTTTTTGAATCAATCACCGGATTTTCAATAGAGGAGAAAGAGGGCGTCTTCGATGAAAGTAATGATCCTGTGCAAGCAAATATTTTGAAGCAATATGTTTTGGGGTTTTGGGTTCATAAGCCCGATGAAACTATTAGCCATAAAGAATGCAGTGCCGGCGAAAGAAAAATCATCAAGTCATTCTCTACTATTCTTAATAAGGAATATATGCCTTCTGTTGCCTGTATTGATAATGCCGAAATGCATGTTGAGGCTGGAAGGCATATTCAGTTAATAGAATCCATGAAAAGATGTTTTCCGGATAGCCAAATTTTTGCTACTACGCATAGTTATTATATATCAAGAAACTTCGGTGATAGATCGCAACTTTATGATCTAAGGATGATTAAGGCTTCGAACATTCTTAAATCGCAACCGTGGAGATTGTATCTTGGCGATGAAATTAGAGATGGACTTCTGAAGATTAAAAGCATGACAATGGATGAGAAAATGTCAAAATGGATGATTACTCAGGGGGAAAATTTACTCAAGAGTTGCTACGAAGATGAAAATATAGAGTCGTTAGTGGCGTCATCAGAACGGTTTTTGAGCAATGTTGCATCGGTTTTTATCAAAGACATAGTTTCTTACTACAAAAAATCAAAAAGGCAAAAGGGATAAGAATTTTTCGCAATAAACTATGTGATTCGGAGTTTAAAAATATGAAAACATATACGCGTGAGGAAGTCCTTAAAAAATCAATTGAATATTTTCAAGGAGACGAGTTAGCGGCAGAAGTTTTCGTAAGTAAGTATGCAATGAGGAATGATAAGTCCGAAATATTAGAGACAACTCCTGATCAGATGCATCGTCGTCTGGCTAAAGAATTCCATCGCATTGAAAAGAAGTATCCCAATCCCATGTCTGAAGAGGAAATTTTCTCTTTGTTCGATCATTACAGATATGTCGTTCCACAGGGGAGTCCGATGTTTGGTATAGGAAATCCATATCAAAGAGTTAGTTTGAGTAATTGCTTTGTCATAGATACCGTTGATAGTTATGGCGGTATCTGTCGCTCAGACGAAAGAATAGCACAAATATCCAAGCGAAGGGGAGGAGTTGGAATTGATGTTTCGCCTCTTCGTCCCAAGGGATTGCCAACCAAGAACAGTGCCTTAACGACCGGTGGCATAGTTGTCTTTATGCAGAGATTTTCTAATACATCAAGAGAGGTTGCTCAGAATGGTCGTCGCGGCGCACTAATGATTAGTATTTCCGTTCATCATCCCGAAGTTCTTAATTTTATCCGTGCCAAAAGAGATTTGAAAAAAATTACAGGCGCAAATATTTCCGTTCGTGTCACAGATGAGTTTATGAAGGCTGTCAAAAAGAGAGAAACATATGAACAGAGGTGGCCGGTTGATAGCGATAAGCCCTCTATTCGGCATAATGTAAAGGCTAAAGAAATATGGGACGAGTTGGTTAAATCCAATTACATATCCGGCGAACCGGGTATTTTGTTCTGGGACACTATTATTAGCAATAGCCCTTCAGATAGTTATGCCGACATGGGTTTTGCAACGAAGTCAACTAATCCATGTGGAGAATTGCCACTAGCCCCGTATGGTAGTTGTATTTTGCTTTTGCAGAATCTTACGTCTTATGTTCTTAATCCATTTTTAGATAAAGCCTCACTGGATGAAGAAAAACTCAAAAAGAACACGCGAATGGCTCAGAGGCTTATTGATGATATGGTAGATCTAGAAATAGAGGCTATTGACAAAATCATTGAAAAAATCAAGATCGATCCTGAAGATGAAAAAATCAAATCTAACGAAATGGATTTGTGGACAAACATTCGTGATATTTGTCAAAAGGGAAGGCGGACTGGATTGGGTATTACTGGACTTGGCGACTGTATTGCCATGCTTAATCTAAAATATGGATCTAAAGAGTCTCTGTCTGTCGTTGATAAGATTTATTCAACCATTAGAGATGAGGCTTATCGCTCTTCTGTAGAAATGGCAAAAGAGAGAGGTGCTTTTCCTGTTTGGGATTCTAAGAAGGAAAAGGATAACGCTTTTCTAAATAGACTTCCGGAAGATATTCAAAAAGACATGAAAGAGGTCGGAAGAAGAAATATTGCATGTCTAACTACTGCTCCAGCCGGATCCGTATCTACTCAAACAAGGACTACATCTGGTTTTGAACCCGTTTATCTCGCTGAATATATACGCAAAAGAAAGTTGACGGAAAATGATAAGGATAAGCCCGATTTTGTAGATGGAATGGGAGACAAGTGGAAGGAATATAAAATTGAACACCATGGTCTCCAGCTATTTAAGAAAGTGTCGGGGAAAGAGTTCAAGGACAGCCCTTATTTTTGCTCTCAGGCGGCAGACATTGATTATGAGATGAGAGTTAAAATGCAGGCTATCGCAACCAAATATACCTGTCATGCTATCAGTTCTACCATTAATCTTCCACATGATATTAAAATTGAAACAGTTGATAAACTCTATATGTTGGCATGGGAAGAAGGATGTAAGGGATTGACCATTTATAGGGATGGAAGTCGTGATGGCGTTCTGACCAAGGAAAGCAGTTCTAGGGAGTGCGAGGATTGTGACGAAGCCAGCCTGAAACTCAGAGAGCTAGTTCAACAGGGTCATCGTCCAACTAAGATTATTTTGTCCCCTGCTCCCAAGCGTCCACCTGTCTTGGAATGTGAAATTCATAGAAGTAAAGTCCGTAAGGGAGATTGGTTGTTTTTTGTCGGTCTCTTGCATGGACAGCCCTATGAACTTTTCGGTGGAGATAGCGCGAAATTTGAAAAGACATTTACCATTCCCCAAAAATACAAGACGGGATGGATTGTCAAGAACGGAAAAAATAAGGCCGGCATCACGCAATACAATTTAGTACTTGGCTCCATGGAAGACAAAAACGAAAAACTCCAATACAAAGACATCAACAAGCATTTTAACAACAAAGAATACGGGGCATTTACTCGTTTAGCTAGTTTGTCGCTAAGACACGGAACGCCCATTAAGTATATCTGCGAACAAGTGACTAAGGTGGGTTGTGCTGGGGATTTATTTAGTTTCCAGAGAGCCATGTCAAGAATTCTGAAAAAATATATTGCCGATGGAGAAAAGAGCGAAGTTGAATGCCCTATTTGTGGCTCTCAGGATGTCATGTATAAGAATGGATGTCCTACATGTAAAATCTGTGGTCATTCCAATTGTGCCTAGAGCAATAAAATAGATACTATCTAAAGGTTTTAAGCCCGTCTTTTACGAAATATGTAAGAGGCGGGCTTTTTGTATAATGTGATTATGAAAATAGTGCTTACAAGATTTGGCGGACGATACGGTTTTGATATTAAGACCGATTCAAACCATATTGTTTATTCCTCTCCTTTCCATTACTTTCTTACGCCGTCAGTAAAATCTAGTTACAAATATGCGTGGGAAGCTTGCCGTGACGCATGGAAACTAGCCCTAAAACGACCCTATCATCTTTTGGTTGCCAGAGAAGATATGGAAAGCCCCGTTATTGTTGATGTATCAGCGGAAGAAATGCTCACAGACCATTATTTGAAGATATGGAAAAACCTAAGAGAAAAGTCTAAAAGTTCAGTTGATGAAGATGAAGAAATAAAGAAGAATGTCTATCAAGAAATAAAAATGGTTGTTACTGAAATCAACACCATTATTGACCAGATAACAGATCCCAAGGATAAAGGGCATCTTAAACGCATGGTTAGCAGATACGAAAAACTCATCAATAAATATTTCCCCAAAGAAAAGGACAAAGATTTATCGGAGTCAGAGGAACAATTAGAAATGGAAGAGGCTAGTCTTCAACCATCTGAAGAACAATCGCCCCCCGCTGCACCTCCGGCTGGAATGCCAATCTCGCCCCCTCTAGGCGTTACTGCTTCTTGTTTGGATTCGGAAATGGCAAAAATAGACGTAACGCATCCAGAAGTAAAACACGAGTTGGTTGATGAATATGCCCAGAGGATTTGTCGGGCAATTGAAGATAAGCATGGTGATGTTTACTATACCATTAAGGAACCAGAAAGCGATGTTATTACTATACTTGATTTTGATAATGAGCCAATTCTGAAAATCAAAATCAATGAATATTTAAGCGTTGATAGTATTATGCCGGTTGGTAAATTACACGATATATGTCCATTTCACTCGGTTATTTTTTACCAGCGATATTGGAAGCCTATTGTAGAAGGTATTGGCCATTTTTGCATTGGAAATCCACCAGTTCTAGTTTTGGCCAAAGAAGGAATGCTGCCCGATGCAGATTCTAGCGAGAAGACTATAACTCTAGAAGGATGGAATTGCCTCAGACAAAAAACAGAAAATATAGATATTTCTATCAGGGGCGAAAAACCAATATGGATTTTTGAACCATCTGAAAACATTAAAGTTGCCCAATCCAAGATGCCGTCCAAATACGTCGAACAGGATTATATTAACGCTATTGTTCGTTGCACCGATGCGAATCTGAAATCAATTTATGGTAGAACAGGATCGGTTATACAGGTTATTCCTCTTACCGACATAATAGAAATTGATGTTGATTTTGGAAGGGGACTTGGTGTTACCCGGTTGACAGAAAAACAAATTGAAATAGTACCACTTGGAGATTAGTATTCAATGTCGTATAGGATGTGTAAACTTCCTTTTGGCACCAGTAAAGTCGAAAAACTTTTTGACATTGATACCGATCTAATCATTACGCATTTTTTATATGTTGAAGGTTTTGGCTTCCTATTTCTTTTCCGTGACAGTCATTGTATTGGATATATAGACGGTTCTAATAAGTTCTATATGCCATGGATGGGTGTTGTTGGGGTTGCAGGGAATAATAATACAAGTGTTCCGACATTTGAGTATCCATCTTCTGTTTGCTACATGAGGAATATGAAGTTTTGCTATTTACTTGAAAAGGGTGGTAGTCGAATTCGTCGCCTAGATTTGGGGCGTCATTATGTAGATCCTGTTTTGGGGGAATCTGAAAATTATAATTTAAATTCCTATTTCTCCAAATGTTCTAACAGGAATTTATCAGAAACACATTGTGATGCAGACGAATATGGTAATTTATATTGGTCAGTCAGAGATTTACATAGGTGTTTTAGAATGGATTCTGAATTTTCAACCATTTCCAATTATGTAGGAAACGGAAGATCGAATTTTGGGACATCGAATAATCTTTCGTCTTATTCCTTATCTCATCCCAGAGGAGTTAAGTGTATTAATAAGTCTTTGTATATTGCAGATTGCGGTAATCACTGTCTAAGAGAAATTATTGGACGTTCCGTTAAAATTGTCTTAGGGCATCCTTTGAAGTCGGATTTATCTTCTCCCTCTCAGATTAAATACAGCAACCGAATTATATATATCAAGAACGACAATCAGATACATTACATCGCACTAAACGATAAGAGTAATGGCGTTATCTATTCCTCATCCAATATAGACGCTATTGATGTGAATTCTAAAAGAGATTTGTTAATTCTGGAACGAACATGAAAAAGAAAATAGATGATATTAAGAAGAATCCTTTATTGGATGCTATTCGGGAAATTAATAGTGGCGATGCTATACAGGATAAGTCTGGTAGTAAAAATGATATTGTTGACATTATTACCTTTTGCAATCGATCTGATTTACTTAATACTCCGGCGTCCAATCTAGATCTATGGTTGCCCCAGAGGGTTATTCTGAAGTCCTTCTATATGGGAACAAGGGGAAATGAAAATCTTAAGCTAACCCCCGAAGAGTGGCAATGGCTTTATGACAATAACAAAGATGAGGTTAGGGATGGAATTACCTATGAAAAAAACATTGATCAGGTCATAGCCAAGTTGCTCAAAAAAGAAAAAGAGGGATTTAACTTTTCTGAACTACATCTCTGCGTAGGTCGAAGAGGCACGAAAACGATATTAGCCTCTATCATTTCCGCATACGAAGCCTATAAGCTTCTGACCATTGGCAACGGAGATCCCCATAAGTTTTATGGCATACCCAAGGGAGAAGATATCCATATTATTAACGTGGCTCTATCGCAGGATCAGGCTGGCACTTTATTCAGTATGATTCGGCAACGTATTATGGACGGACCCTTCTTCCGTAATCGAATTTCTAACGCCACTACGACAGAGATACGACTTTATACGGACGAAGATCTAAAGGCTAAGAAATCGGGAAAGTCACCCCTCGAATCAAAGGGATCTGTTGTCGTTCTCTGTGGGCATAGTAATCCCGATACTCTCCGTGGCAAAGGTGCTGTACTTATTCTCTTTGACGAATTGGCGTTCTATGATGAAACGGGAAAAACTCCGGGTTCAGCCTTTTATACCGCCCTAGAACCCTCTATTAAAAAATTCAAGAAATTCGGTGATGCCAGATTAGTAGAGATATCAACTCCGAGTACCATGGCCGGTATTTTCTATGATTTGTATAGAAACGCAAAGACGGCGAATCATATTTTGTCTTTTCAACTGCCGACATGGTGTGTTAATAAGGATATCCCCTACGAATCTCTGGAGGAAGAGAGAAAAAGAAATCCAGATGGATTCGCTATTGAATATGGTGCTCAATGGGCGAAATCAGGAACCTACGGTAATTATTTTGAAGCCGGACTTGTTGACAGATGTATACGATCTGATTTGTCGTTACATTCTCGTCCTCAGCCAAGGTTTAACTATTATCTTCATGTTGACCCAGCTAATAATGGAAACAAATATGTAGCCGTTTTAGTAGCCAAAGAATACTACACAAACCATCTTGGAAAGCAAAGAATTAGAGTTCGCCTAGCTAATTTGTGGATTTGGGAGCCAGAACCCGGAATCGGATTATTGTTCAACGAAATAGACAGGCAAATGATCCAGATTTGTGCAACGTTCCATCCTATGTCGGTTTCTTACGATCAATGGAATTCCATTCATAGTCTTCAGTTGTTAAGAAGTCACGGAGTCAATACAATCCAGACTGCCTACAATAGACCTTTCAAAAACAAGATTTACCAAAACCTTAAGGATATGATGTCGTACTATCCACAACCAGAATTATGGCTATATGATGACTCTAGGCTTATTCTGGAAATGAAGGCTTTGAAATATCGTCCAACTATGAGAGGAATAAGTTTGGTTACGGATAAACATGGCGAAGTAAAAACAGACGATTTAGTAGATTGTCTTGCGGGAGCATCTGCAATGGCTTCGGAAAGCGTCCATATGGCACTTCCCTTGCCCGTACTGGTTAAAACGGGGTGGAGATAAGTATAAAAAGATAAAGGGAAAAACAGCCTTATCTTAGAAAGATATAAGACAGTAGTTACAAGGAGATTATTATGAGCGAAAAGAAATTCAATTTAAAGACCTACCAGAAAATTGATGGTAGTCAGCATATTGACATGAGATTGAATGAATCTAGGGGAAACATTCCCGATGTTATCAATGAAAAACAACTAGAGTCTTATAGGGCTACTGAAGCTGATGTTACCATCGAAAAACTATTGGAGAATAACCGCACTGGAGAGGAAACCGAAGTAACAGAAAAGCGACTTGATACTCATAAGCCTAAATTTGCCAATAAGTATCGCAACCCCGCTGCTCATGAAGGCGACATGAATAAACTTGAAGAGCAGAGGCTAAGTGGTGATCCTGCCGAAAAAGAAAAATACGAAGCGGCATCTCAGGTTGGCAAGCAGCTCCGATGGTGGGAAGGCGTTAAAAGTCCTGATGGTTTGAAATTAGCGTCCACAGAAAAAAAAACGACACTAGCGGCCAAGGGCGATGAGGATTTTGACGATCCCGAAGACAAAGTTGACGAAATGAAGTTTGATAAGCCTCGATGGGGAGAGGCCGAAGAAGAGGAAGACGAGGGCGTTACTGATACTGGTATTCCCAAAAATCTTCCTAAGACTCCAGAAGATTTTGAAGTTGTAGAAGAGACTGCTCCTTCCGGCGATCCAAGCTTCGCAATGACGGTAACAAAGTCTCGTTTTCTACCCAACCCCAATAAACCCTACCTAAGTGGTGTTTATATGGTTCTTTCCTATGACGTTGACGATTTGCCCCCCGAAGTCAGAGGCGACGAAGATAAAATCAAAGAGGCTGCTTACAAAAAAGTTGTAGATGTAAAACCAGAGCTCGCCCGTCTTATTTCTCCAGAAGACTTTAGCGGTGTGAACGAAGAGGGTGGAAGAGGAGAGATAAAGCTTCGCGTGGCAGGTGAACAGTTTGCTGATATTGCTGAAAAATCTGGACAAGAGGCTCCAAAATCTCACGCTGCTCCTATGGCAGATGTTCCAGATATAGAAGAGGATCCTGTTTTAGAGGAAATTAGTTTTGAAGATAAAGATGTAGCCGGAACACCCATGTCTATTGGGAGAATCGGGATTAACACTACGGTTACGGAAGAAAACAAACCTCAGATTGTAGAAAGTATCATTGCCTTCGTTAAAAAGAATCATCCGGGTATTTTTATTGAACCCGAATCTCTTGACCTTACTGATATATCTAGGGGAGAAGTCAGTTTTATGGTTGGAACTCCTATGCCAGAACTAGCATCAGAGGGTATGCCCAATATCGAATACAATGAATATCTTACTCCTGAACAGAACGCCGAGATCCAAAGAGAGAGGTTTATGTCTGCCGAAGAAATTTTAGACGAAACAGAAAGAGAACTTGAAGAAGCAGAAAAAATGCCTCCAGACCCAGACGAGATACAGATGACGGATGAGGAACTGGCAAAAATGCAAGAGGACTATATTGAGGGTCGTGGCGAATTTGCCGAGGATAAGCCTCCTGAGGTGTACGAAGATGAAGATATACCCGTCGATGTAGTTACTCAATCCAACGCACCATCACAGATAGAGACTGCCATTCCAGCCGATGCATTATCTCTCGAAATGCCGAAGTCAGAGGATAAAATAAATCCAGTCGCATCCTCTGATTTTGATATCGTTGTAGAAGCGGTCTCAAAAAAAAACTAGATAAACAAAAAGTAAACAAGGCTTTTAACTCCTTTGTTGACAAATTTACTGGTGACGATTTAGCATCTGCCAATAAAGAGTTTCAAGACATTCTTCAGATCGCTCATTTTACCCCCTCCGAACACTATCAGTTTGTAAGCAGGGTCAAAAAATACCTTGATTCTCAGGGTGTTACTCTGGATTCTGTAAAATAATAGATGTTTTGAATGTTTCACTTTTTTGTATAATATTGAAGCCATTATGTTATAATCTAGGAGGGCGTATGAAAAAGGTAACTGTTGTTGGTAAAACAGATGTCGTCATTAATCTGAATAAAATTGGCGTTCCTATACGCGGAAAAGTTACTGCGATTTTGAATATTGCCAATGATGACCACATGAATGAACTAACCGGGCTGGTCAAGGCAGGATTACTGGATATTATTAAGGTGGAATCCTCAGACGATAGGCCATCTTTTCTAGATACTTTGTCCTCTCTAACTGCCAAAGAAAATACAGCCAACCCTTCTGCGACACAAGATGCAGAAACAAAGACTGCTGAAGTCAAGAAGAATAAGGGTGGTCGTCCAAAAGGATCCAAAAACAAGCCTAAAGGTCCTGTGGTAAAAGACGCATTAGCCAAAGAAGAACATTGTAGGGTTTCCGCGGCAGAGTCTAGAACGCAACAGATGAGATCGAGAGTGGTTATCGGAACTCTTAATGGCGCAAAAGAGGGGCATATGACTCGTAGTGCCATTGATGAACTGCCCGAATCAGAAAGAACTCAGGCGTCTCTTGAGGCCATGGAGAAACTCGAAAGAGAAGAAAAAGAGGATATTATTCTGCCAGATACAAAGATTGATGAATCAAAACTAGATGCCTCTGAACAAATGGGTCGCAAAGCCGTTATCTCTACTCAGGCGGGGACAGAAAAGGTCGGATTAGTCAACAGTATTCTCCCCGAGGCAGCTGCTGTTCGTGATGTTGACCCGTTTATTGATAGAAAAGAGAAGTCAGAAGAGAAGGCACAAGATAAAACAAAGGACGCTTTCGTTAACACAGAAAAAGACAATGACGACGACGACGATGTTAGCGATGCCTTTATTAAGATCTGATAAGGTACAAGGATTTTCGGCACGAATTAGGGAAATATAGTAATGTTGTTTGGATAACCCTAAATCGTATTTGGAAATGAAGATAGTTTCTTATAGATCAACAATGCCATTTGATAACCGTGGTTCTGACGGTTTGCCCTCTATATCTCCATCCACTCAGAGGGGAGTGATGCCGTTTAATAATGTTCCTACCATTCAAGACATTATGAACGGCAATATCAATATACGCGATTATAATCCTCATGCTCAGGGCGATTGGGCTCCCGGCGAAGACGTAGATAAAAACTATAGAGAAAATGGAGATGATTACAAACGACAAGAAAGAGACTCTGATATACTTGCGAACTTGCTAGATAATTGTGTAAAGACGCCTCAAAAATGGCAAGTTAAAGTGCCGGGAGGAACCAAAACATTCATATCATTTGAATTAGCCCGACAATATACCAGAGAAAAAAATTTGCCATTTTCCTATGTACAGCGAATAGCTCAGGTGGTTCAGAATCCTCAAGAGCAGGATAGAATCAAAGTTATTTCTGATTCTATTGGCAAAACATTTATGGTTGATTCAGTTAATATTGTCGATGGCGTTAGGGAAACCGGATCGGCTTTTTGTGTCGCCCCAACTTATTTCGTTACCTGTGCTCATGTCTTAAAAAAATACAACAAAAACCTGTCTATAGATAAAGAGTATTTTAGTTCGCCGTTGGTTAGTTTGGTTAGCAGGGGGCAGAAGACAGAGGCTTTTGTTGAGGCCGTAGATCCCAAATTAGATATTGCATTATTGAAGTGTAATATTGATGCCGATCCTCTTGAAATAGATCTTGAAGTTGTCATGGGTATGGATATAATAGTAATTGGAAGTCCGCATAGTTTTGAGAACAATGTTTCGTCTGGAACAGTTGGCTCTATGGGCAGAAGGGTATATTTTTACGAAGGTGCTCCCGAATACATGTTTGTTGATTTATCGGTTTTTCCGGGTAATTCAGGGGGTCCGGTCATCAAGATTGATAATGGCAAGGTCATAGGAATGGTTACTCTTATTATAAGTGGTGCCGGAGGATATGGATTAAATGTGGCTCTTCCACCTCAATATATATCTAGATTTTGCGAAGAAAATATAAAGGATTTTGGAGTTGGCAAGGAGAAAGAATAGTGAGTCTGTAAGCAGTAAAGAACAATAGGAGAAATATTATGAGCAAATGGGTTGAATGTCAATTGGAGTTGCAGTGCAGCTTAGATTATCTCAAGAGAGCCCTTATTAATGTTATGCCAGATTGGGAAAAATACCTTTTGATTGATTCGGAAGGAAATCTGTCGCTTCATAGATATAGTGGAGCCGGTGGAGAAAAAATGGCCAACAAAGGTTTCTATCTTGTAATACCAGGAAGCGGCCATCCCGGAGCCTTTTACCCACCTTCTCGTTCTGCTGATAACGATTGGGGATTTTACCTGAAATCGGGAACACCAGAAAACGGCGTGTGGGGAATGTTCGGGGCAGAGTATGGACATGCCGCTGCACAAAAGGTAGCCCATCGAGTTACCGGAGAAGTGGCTCACCTTAGCACTGTGAAAAGAAATCAAGAACTTGGTTTCAAACCGTTTACAGAAAAAATAGTTGGCGATCAAATGATTATTGAGGCCTTGGTTCCAGACGAGCCCATTATGGTTAAGCCGCAATTTGAGAAACTAAAGGTGTAAATACGAATAGGAGATAGAAATGAAAATATATAAGATAGCAGCTGGCATTCCAGCAGGATTCAAGATCTTAAGAACAACCATCGATCTAAAGACAGGCAAAAAGAAGGAAGAATGGGTTAGAGGTCCGGGAAGTGTTTGCCCATCCAAGGGATCGGCAGAGGATTTAAAGGACGCCAAGAATCTTCAGCAAATAGCGGAACACGCCCCAGAGGGATTCGGAGCAACCAAAGTAAATGATGCTGGATATACTGCCGAGCATTATGAGCAACATAGGCAGAAGGATACTCCTATTCCAGCTACGCCATTCAAAGAAGAAGACGAGTGGACAAAGATCTCTCCGACACCCGCTGCTCCTCAAAAACAGGGCTACGGGGTCTAAATACCGACATTAGTTTTGTTAAGCAAAAGCCGGATTTATTAGTCCGGCTTTTTGCTTTTGTCATAGGATATTACCCGTTTGTCTGTGAATAATATTCAGTATAATAGAATTAGGGAATAACTATGAATATCAAGAAAATATCTCAGTCTCAAGAGAATATACTTGATCCCAAAATATTCGGTTTTTTTGGAACGGCTCAAAAACAGGGTCGTATTGTTTGGAAAGAGGCTACTACGGGATGGGACAAGGTAGATACAGAATCTCTGTTGTATCGTAGGTTTTTGGGAGTAGTTTCTTCTCCTACTATTTCTTCGGTCATACCCACTTATCAATTGTTCGTTAGTGTTTCCGTAAAATCTTTTTCTCCATATACATATGAAGGGGCAACCGTGTCGTTCTCTTTCAATAAACTTATGTCTAAGGCGATGAATGATCTAAAAGATGTTGCTAAGTGGACATTTGCAGATAATGAAAGCGTCACGAATGATTTATACGATTTTTTGGATACTGTTTTTGGTCTAAATATTACTTTGCCACATACCATTGCCGAGCAGGAACTTGAAAAAATGAAGAGCAAAATACAAGCTCACGTTAGGTTAACACGAAGGAAGATACCGGAAATAGGACTTGCTGATGCCAGAATTTTGGATGTTCATGTTGAGCCCAAACCCAACATTATTGGTCATGAAATATTTTATCAAATTACACATGTTGAAACTGGAACACGGGATACGCCAAAATTGATTCGAAACAAGGAAGATGACGGAACGCAACTGAGTGCATCACGAGCGATGGAGGTCTTGAATCTTTTCATCGAAAATGCCAAAAAGAAAAGATATGTTGACGATAAATCTATAGAATATATTCCTCCAGAAGCAACACCAGAGAATTGGGATTTTGACAAAAACTATTGGAAGAATTGGCAGGGGACAGAACAGGGCAAGGACGTATCCGAGACCCCTTCTGCTATAGACGAAAATTTGGCAGAGCTATTGGGCAATGATAATACAAGAATGACCAAGGTATCACAAAATTTTGAGGGATATTTTACAGGTACCGTCCCAGAATATGCCACGCAGTTTTTAGGAACTACATCGGTAGAAGCATCTCAGATCGAATCTATGTTTGGCAAAGCCCATGAAGCCGTTAATATGGTCAATAGATTTAACTCGTCCCTGTTAATGAACATTTCTTTTATCTTTAATTTTGCTAAGAGTGGAGCTTACGGTGTTTATTTATCTGCTCTTGATAGGGCGATAAAAACAAAGGCTCTAGCAAAAAAACTGGAGCAACAAGGATATGAAATAAAAACGACCGGAGAAGGTCTAACGGCATTTCCTAAAAAGGACATGGATAAAACTCCCGAACAAATCCAGAGAGATATTGACACACTGTATGCCGATCTTGAATCCAAAGGTGGAACAGCGATAGGCATTAATATGAATTCTGTCCTGTCTGCATCGAAACAGGATGCAATGGAAATGCAGGCTGTAGATCCTGATGTTTGGCAGTGGATAGCTGTTTTACATCTAGGAGGAACTATTGTACACGAAGCAATTCACGCTAAGGGCAATATGGGCGAAGGACCATCAGGGCAGGGAGAGCAGGCATTTGTGAAATGGGCGCTACCACAGATAAACGAGATGTACCGAAAAGATTTAGAGGCGAAGGGCAAGGGAAATGAATTTTCTCCTCTCGTTGTTACTAACAGGCAAAGACATGCTCGTAGTAAAAATTGGTACAAAACAGCACAATTAAGCTACTATATCCCCCAGTCTTATATGGAAAGACCTATAGGCTCTGATATTCAGGGACGCTTTCCAACAGGTTTACATTCTGATGAGGGTTTGTCACCTTGGTCTATGATAGCCCAACAGGATCAAAGTATATCAATAGAAAAAAGGCTGAGTAGACAATATATGTCTCCGTTGCCACGTGATTTAAGCCAAGAGCACGACATCCTTGAAGAACAACTGCGAAAATATACTCGACATGACAAGCAATTAGATCCCAAGGCAAGTATTGAAGAACTGTTGTCGGAAGGGTGGGACGAAGATAGGGCATATACGACCATAGAGGGGCTATTAGATGAAAAGAGACCCAAACCCCTGATGGTTCCTCTTAAAAAGTCGTCAGCTGACGATAGAATGAATAAGAATGCGCAATCTAAAGTGGTGAAGACTGCCACTCTTTTTGGATGGATGAATAATCTGTCTATCTCTGATGGCAACACAATACCGGGACTTGGCGATAGGGTTATGGCTTGGGACGATAGAGATGAGGATTTTAGCCAAGAAGAAGACTGGATTAAAAAACAGCTACGCTATAATCCCACTTATGATCTTAAGGGATTTTATTATCGATGGATTGAACCGAGATTCCAGCCCCAACTATACGAGGATATGACTAGGGATTATGGCAATACTCACCCCGCAAAAAGATTTGCTTCTTCGTCCATGAGTGTTGATCCGGAGGTTGCCCATGTTATTGCCATATTGTCGGTTGCAAAATCCAAGATAGTAAAGAAACAGATTAAGAGCACTCGTTTTATAGCAACCGAAGATGTTATGCCAATTATAGATAGTATTTTCCCAGACGGTTCTTTTAAGATATTGGTGTTTCATTGTGGGAATATTGGAGAAGAAGATATTTTCGCCGTGTGGATATCGTCTCCTGACATTAGCGAAGAGTTAATTGAGCGAGTGGAAAAACATCTTCAGAAGAAAAGCGTAGAAAAAGAAATTGATAAAATTGCAGACGACTTATTCAGTTTGCCTCAACAAGAATCCATAATTAATGATGTTATTGACGTTTCCAAGGACGTATGCAACGCCTATCATTTCAAGGATATTATTTGTGAGTCTTCGGGTCGTGACGGTATTGTTTTTGCCGGAGGTAAATACGATCAGATTGTCAGAATGGGTAGCGTTATGGCAGAGAAGCTAGGAGTTACCGGCATTCGGGTTGGCGATAACCAATTGTCATTTGCTCATAAGGGTATTGTAGTATACTTTAATGGGACAAGGGAAAATAGATAGGAAAAACGAAAAAAGAAGAGAGGTTTTATATGCCTGTACCCATAAAATTTGTGCCAGATGGAAGAAGTGATAATAAAACGAATATTGATTATTCGTTTCTATTTACCAATGTGACTCCTACGAAGAAACTTGTTACCGCTAGTGACAAGGATGCGTCTTTGCTTTTTGAATTATGGGATAAGGGCGAGAAGGTTGAGGAAGATACTATCAAAATCGTTGACATTTCAACCATTACGTCCAAAGACATTATGAGGCTAAAGACGATGGGATTTTTGGTTGGCGATATGAACACAGTAAAATTTACTCGCAAGGGAAAAATGGTTATAACTACCATGGCGCTAGGAGAGCCGAATCAGTTTTCAAAGCAAAGAGCCAAGAAGAGTTATACTGAAATTCTTGCGAGCATGAATAAAAAAGGCAAAAAGGGATTTAGAATTGCCAATTGTGACCCAAAGTTTGCCGTTGATAATACTAATAGATTGAATCTTGGAAAATGATTGAATATGGGGGAATGCGAGTGGAAATTTATGCAGAGTTGAGTCAAAAAACTCTTCATGAAATAGAAGAAATAGGAGTTGATCTGATTGTTCCATCGGGAGTTAAATGGAGTCGCAAGTGGGGATCTCGCGGATGTTATTTTGAATTTGATGAAGACAAGAAAGATGAGTTGATTGATTTTTTGAATTCCAACAGAATAGCATGGCAATTTGTTTCGGAAAATCTAGAAGGTTCTAAGAAACAACAGGAAAAACAGAAAAAAGAAGAGCAGAAGACAAAGCGTGGTGGGTTCGTGGAATTCCAAGACCCATGGGGAGAAAATGATCATGACGATAAAAACAGCAGTTTCTAAAATGCCGGGGGATTTACCGAGTTTCCCAATGGATCGCTATCCCAACAACCATACTGAATATATACGAAGCACTAGGCTTACAATGATTGGCATTAATCCCGAGGGTAAGCAGTCGAATAAAGAGTATGTCTTAAGAATCTATAGGTATACGGATGGCAAGCATTCCCTTATTGGATGGAGCGGTGCCATTGGTGGAACATTAAGTATTCATCCTAAATATTTTGGTGCAGACAAGAATCCTGCGTTTTATATTTTTGACGAAATCGTTGCGTTTTTAACTGGTTTCAAAAAGGGTTACAAGGTGGTTGCCGATAATAAAAGAGCCCCCGGAAAAGATGCTACATCTCCGGCAGCTCAATCTACTTCTGCTCCGACTCCTCCCAATGTTGTTATTGAACCGAAGAAGGTTGTTGCCCCCTCTCCCCAACAGCCCGCTAAGGCAAAGGGAAAAATTGAGACGCCAGAACCATCTTATGACATACCCGAAAGCGACATGGAGCTTTTGGGAAGTCGACGCAATTGGTACAAAATCGCAAAATCACACATGTAGGATGGATTGGGATGTTTTCATCTCAAGATAAAATTGTTACATTGTCCTATGCACCAGAGTCCTCTCATGATTGGTATGAGAGACTGAGCGATAAAATTGCAGATGAGTTAAAGGGGTATTTCAAATTCAGAATCAAGATTGGCGAAGAGTTTTTGAGAGTTTATAACCTGTGGTGGGCGGGCTTGGGCAATGATGTTCGTATTACCAAACATGATATGCCACAGGATGAATTTGAAAAATACAAAAAGGCAATTATGGCTACCGCTAACGCCGAGTCTCTAAAGTCCTATAAAGAGGTGATGACTGCCTACGTAGGAGAGAAATGAAACAATTGTTCATAGAGATTGCCGATACGCATGAAAAGAGAACTCATGGTCTTATGCGCCGTAAGCATATGTCTAAAAATCATGGGATGCTTTTTAGATTTCCTTATCCAGAATTTCATACGTTTTGGATGAAGGATACATATATACCGTTGGACGTTGCTTTTATCGATGACCATGGCAAGATCCTACAGATAGAGACCATGACGCCATTAAGTACAAGGGCTGTTTGTGCCAATTACAGGTGTCGTTACGCCCTAGAGGTTAATAGGGGATGGTTTTCAGAAAATAATGTTAGTGTTGGTTCAAAAGTTGATGGCGAAGGTATTAGAAGCCGAAAAAAGATATCTCAGGCAACTCCTCAAGTTGCAGGGGCTGTTCCCGGAGTACCCGAGGCAATCCCCGAACAACCTCTGCCCGGTGAACCCGCCCAGCCATCCGAGCCTCAGCCAGAGGTTATGTTAAATCTTTCTTATAAGGATAGGCTTGAGAAGGCCAATCTAAAGGGTCAAGACATGGTTTTGATGTACCAAACCAAGGGAGGAATAACTTTGCCCCCAAAGGTTATTTCTCCACCATTTCAATTTGAGGAAGATGCCGATGGTCACCATGATTCTATTGTCAAGGCTTGGGATAATCAATCGGGAGGATGGAAAAGTTTCCTAATTGATAATATCCTGAGTTTAGAAGAGAAAAAATAGCGGCAGGATATTGGATAAAAAAGAAGGAAGTATATAAACTGAACTTGTAAAATATCATATAGGTGTAAAATGAAACAATCCTTTAATCTTAAGAAGTGTATCAAGCAGGCTTTCTATGATGATGCTAGGGGCTACATGCAGACTCAGAGTAGGGCATGGATGAATTGCTATAAGCAAAAGAGCGATCAGAAGAAAGGACCTCAAGAGGTATGGAATAGCTGCATGGAAGAATATCAAAAGGCAGAAGATAAGAGTAAATGGCTTACCAATTATGGTGCCGATAATGATAAGGTAACTCCACGTCTTGATGCAAAAACTCCAGCTGCTCAGAAGATAGCAAAAAGTGCTTCTGTTCAGGACAAGGAATCGCAACAGATAGAGGTTATGGCCAAGAGCATTAATTCGGGAGAGCATCGTGGTGCTATGAAAAATCTTGGCCTTGAAAAACTGAGTCCTCAATTTTTGGGCATATTATTGGACAAGGTTGCCGACAAACACGCCCGTCTTTTTATCCACAAGAGTATGTCTGATATCACTGGCAAGCCTATGACGCGAGAGCAAATAGAGCAGGCCTTAAATGAAATTAATGACGGAACATGGAACGGCTAATATGAAAATCAAAAGTATTAGGGTTATAAAACAAGCCAAGATTTATCAGGGATGGCTTTGGAAAGAACTAGTTACGAGGATGAGCAAAGCCATTTTTATGTATGAGAGATTCAAGGGTGATTCCGAAGAGCAACGAAAATATCGTGAAGCTGCTACCAAGGCGCTCAAGCAGATGAAAGATCTTACTGACGATGCAGTTGCTTTGCAAAAGATGGACGGATTGATATCTTTGCTCGAAATAGGATCGCCGCGTGAAGATTATATGTCTGCCATGCGAGATCTTTCTTCGTATTTGACAAAAATTAGAAGTGACGAAGGATCTCCCGAAAAAATGGAAGGTCAGCCATCTTTGCCCGAAGCCCTAGAAGGAAAAGTGAAAGATCCTGCTGATTCCGCCGCTATTACCACGAAGATTAAAGGTATTAGGGTAATTAGAAAGGGCTAAACATTATCTAATTTTCAAGAAGGATTTCGGGTATTTAGTTAAGAAATAAGTAAGCGTAAATCGAAAATGAGCAAAAAAGCTCACAATTAAGCAAGGAGATAAAGATGAGTATTATAATGAGAGCTGGTTCTAAGAAGGTTGATTGGAGTCCCAAGGTTTCGGGATTAACCAAGACTGCTTCTGCTGGTGCGGAAGTTCAAGAAGAAATTAATCCTCTTTATGAGGCTGCTAAGAGTTATATTGAGGCTGCTAGTGTTTGTAAGAAGTGCAAGAAGCCGGGTAATCTTTGCTCTTGCGAAAAATCAGATTCGGCTAGTTCTGATGCCAAGTCTGCTTCCAAGTCGGATGCGAAATCGGCTTCTGCCAAAACCGCTCAGTGCGCCGAAGAAGTTTCGGCTCCGGTCAGTGACGCTGGTGGATCTAGCGTTTCCGTTCCGGCTGTGGATGCTGCCCCCGCTTCGGTAGAGGAAGCAATTGAGAAGGTAGAAGATGCTGTAGCCGATCTCAAAGAAGTTGCGGTAGAGGGAGAGGCTGAGTCGGTAGAGATCGATCTTGATGTTGAGCCCACGCCCGACATTCCCGGAAAGGAAGTTTCGGATAGCGAAATCATCGTCAAGTCTGAACCCGACATGGCCTGTGCTTGTGCCAAGAAGAAAGAAGTTGCCATGGATAAGTCGGCATCGACAGAAGAAGAGTTTTGCAAGTTTGCCATGTTAAGCAAGGCAAATCGTGCTAAGCTCAATGACTACTGGATTAACATGCTTGGTTTCCCCAAGGACTATGTTAATCTGATGACCAAAGACTACGAGAAGTAAGCGTAGTTAATCTGAAAAGACTGAAGGCCCGAAGAAGTGATTCTTCGGGTCTTCTTTTTTTCTTGTTTTCTGGATAAATCGATATAATATAGAAGGCAAACATAGGAGAAGTCAATGGCCGAAAACGTTGAGAACTTGAGTTATGAGACTTTGGTTGAAAATAGCAAAAAGTTTCAGGACTTAAAAAGAGAATGCAAGGTAGCCGTTAGGTTGTCGCTTACCGGAATTACCAATCTTATTGTCGGCTACGAAGATCCTTGCCTTGTTGATAGTTTTCTCAAAACCTGTTTTAAGTCTTCCGAGTTGTATAATGAAACATTTGATATAGATGCCGTAGAACTTCAAAGGGGGTATCCGGGGCGTGGCATGGCATCTTCGTATCTTGAAAATCTTATATTTGGCGAGTGCGAAGAAACATCCACGACAACTCAGGGAGTAGAGGGCAAAACCCCAAAAACAGATCCTCAGAGCGGACGAAGAAAGAGGAAACTTAACGGATTTGTAAACCGAAAAGAAGTTATTACGGGAGAGTTCAAAGATCGTCTTTTGGTTATCAAAAATATTGATTATTGCTTGGATTTTTGTGCTCAGAAACCCGGACAAGTTGACGCTAGAAACCTATGGATTTTTGACAATTTCAGAAATCCCAGTATCAAGATGGGATGTCGTATTCTTCTGGTTACAAATGAGCCAATTCAGTTTCCATTTAAGGTGCGTGTTCTGAGGTTTGATCCGGTTGACGATTATGAAGCCGGGCATATTATCGATAGTTTTATTCAGCTTTATACCGATGGCGGCTACAAAATAAGCCTTAATGATACTCAGAGAAAGCAAATTGTTAGAAAACTTTCTGGTCTGACCTACACAGAATCTGCCGATGCATTTGCCGAAGCCCTTTCTTGCAAGGCCGAAACATCTATTGGCAGTAAGCAGATTGACCCCTCCAAGGTTGTTAGAAATCTCAGGGAGAAGGTTAATCGCAATCTAATGGAAAACGCTTCCGGATTGACTCATCTTTCGCCTAAACCTTGGTCGGATTATATTTGTCCCGAAAACAGTAATTTTACATTCGATGTCAAAAAAATTGTTCGTGACTTCGAAGAGATTAATCGGCTCAAGGAGAAGAAAAAGGACGTACTCAAGTCTAATGGCGATAACGCTCAAGTCTCAAAGGATATTGATTCTATTCGCTCCAGAATGCCACATGTTATAGTTCTATATGGGAAGGGAGGCGTTGGTAAAAGTGCCTTCCCAGTTCATTTTGCCGGACTTCTTGATTTTGACGTATGGGATTTCAATATCGCGGCATCTCATAGTAAGTGGGTCGGAGAGGGACCAGAAAGAATGAGAGAGGCACTGAGGAAGATTTCTAAGGCCAGCCATGTCGTTGTAAGAATTGATGAGTATGACAGAGCCATGGGGTCTACGGCTGCTTCTGGACAAGGTATGCATGAGGCTCATAAACAGGTTGAAAGTGAATTTATGAACTGGCTGCAAAATAGCCAAGAAGACAACATGTTCAGTAAAAATGATATTTTTCTTGTTTTGACAACTAACCATAAAGAAAATATTACGGGCCCCCTTCTGAGGTCTGGTCGTGCTGATTTGGTTATTGATATTAATGAATTTGACGAAAAGAGCATGAAGCAGACTTTTGTTTCTGCCGCTCGCCGGATGAAGAACCGTGGAGTTGTTGCTCCTATAGGGTATGCTAGTTTTGATAATTTTGCCAAGGCTATTGATAAACTGGATCTTGACAAGATAGTTCCTCTGGCTTCTAAGAAAGGGTTTACTGTCAGGGACGTAGATACTCTTCTTATTGAAATGGCTACGCACGATTATTATTTCAAGAAGAATATCAGTGGAATTCCTATGATTCCTTGGACAACAGAAGCTTTTGTAAAAGTTCTAGAAAATAGCACTGGTTCTACATGTGACGATGATACTGGGGAACTGGTGCTTGGAGACCGCTTTTTTGACCAAGAGACTAAAAAAGCAGAAGAAGATCCACAAAAAGAATTCGCGTTCGCAGATGACTACACATCGAAATTCGAGTTGAAGAAATTTACAGACGTTACCTCCTTCAAATAACGCTCTTCTTCCGAAATGTCTGTTCATTATTTCCACTAAAACTGTATAATACTTTTGTCAAAGTATATAGAGGTTTTAGACCCAATCATAAGGAAATAATCTGTATCTGTAGTTAGAGGATTTTCGACTCTATTTGGAGAAAAAATAGACTAAACATGTATCGGAGATTAATATGAAGTGCCATAACTTAAATGCCAGCTTGGATAAGTTTTTCCAGTCTCTATCACAACCTAAAGATCAGAAGATAAAGAAAACGGCTGTCCTTGGAAATTTCATTGATTTCAACGATCCTTCTGCTTCCGAAGAACAAGACCCGCTAGAACAACTTCCCATGATGAATGAGTTGTTAAAGCTCCCCAATTACCAATCTATCATTTCGAAACTAAAGGGATCCATCGGAATGGTTAATTTGATTTATCGGAATGGATATCACCCCTTGATAGAGCTATTGCTATTGAAGGCCTTTCCTGCTAAGAGTAACGATCTTTTCCGATCCGAAGAGCATAGCGACTATTATTTTGTGCCGTCAGAATATTTTACTAGGGTTCCGATTCCGGGTGTTGCTCAACACGTTCAGCCTTCCCGCATTAGACTGGATGAATTACTTAATGGCAGTAGAACCAAGATTACACGAGAATGGCTCAGATCGATATATAAGTATCATGACCCCAATAATAAGGATGCAGAACATACGAGAGTTTCACAACTTATAGGTAAGCCGGGAGAATATGCAAAAGAGTTACAAAACGAAGTGCATCCTCCAGAGGGTTTTGTCCCAACCCCTCCAGAGCGTTCTCCTCTTGGACTAAATGTTGCCCGATATGAGGCCGGACTACAGAGAATTAAAGATCAACATACTGTTCACATCAATAATGTTAATCAGGAAATTAGAACTCTTGTTCAGCGTATTAAGGAAATAAATGAAGACGCCAATCTTTCGGAAGCCAAAAAGAAAGATCAGATAAGGGTTACTAAAGAACAAATCAACGACAAAAAGAGGCAAAGAGAATTTGAAATGGATCAAGCCAGAAAAGCAAGGATAGCTCTTGATACCAATATTGGTGAATATATTACGACAGATAGGGTTCTCAATGTGTCTGCCAGAGATAACGATGGTTTTCTCAGTTTTAATCCTCAGGCTGATGTTCTTAAGTCGGGCGAAGATTTGTACAAGAAAGTTCTCGCAGGACCCAAGGGTGTTGGAAGCAGTGCTTCCAAACATATAGAGGCAGTGCTTACGGCTGTTCAAACCCTTAGAACCAAATTGATTAACTGGAATCCTTCTAAACAATCTTTGTCTGATGTTAGGGACGAGTTTGTTGAGTATTTGGGTAGTCCAGATCATCCCGTTCAAGAAGAGAGATTGAAGGTCTACAACAACATAATAACGACCATCAAGGGGAGATTTGTTCAGTTACACAATACAATCAAAGAGGGAGTGGTATCACAAAATAAGGTTCTTATATTGGATGACTTTGACCAGTCTGCTCTCTGCGTTAAAGATCCAAGCAGTAAGAAAACAACGCTATCTGACAATGCTACCAGAGGATTGTTATCGACCGCCGTTGGTAAAAATGATTCTGGGTTATTGAGAGATGATAGTCAGGCCAGAACCGAAAGGGGCAATAGAACCGTAGTTGTTATTTCGTCAGATCCAATTGACGACTTGCCCTCTAACTCTACTCCGATAGATATGGGCGTTAGTGCTGTTACCGATCCCGAAGCTAGAATCATTTTAAAATATATTCTTAGAAAATATGGCAAAGAGGCACAGCTGAAGTATAAGAGGCGTCTATATAAGGAAATTAGTGATGATTACTCTCAAAAACTAAAAGAGAATCCCAGCGAAGAAGTTAAGTGGAAAATGGAGAGAGATCAAGAAGAAAAGATGGTCAATGAAAAAACAGAAGCCATGTCTTCATCGCTTGGAACAATATCTGAAAAATTGATGAGAAGCATGATTAATAGCATTCAGGGACTGAGTGTAAAAGATGCTATTGCTGTTACTAGAGAGTCCCTGAAGGCCGGACTAAAATATGATGACGATCTCATTGATCCCGAATTCTCTTTTGACGAGGCTATTGTTAAGGATAATCTCGAAACAACGGTTAATGAGATACACGGAACTGGTTCTCTTGGTTTGACGGACGTTAAGCCCAATGTATTATTTGAAAACTATTCATATCGAACTGGTGAAGACAGTCCATGGGGTACAAGAGTTCCTCAAATTGGTGCCATGGGAGTTAAGGTCAAAAAACTGACTGACCAGATTGCGGCCAATGAAGAAGAAATGGCACAAATCGACTACCAATTGAATATCCAAAAGAAACTACCTCAGAACGATCCAAAGAGATTAGCCACTCCCCAAGTACAGGAAAAGCAGAAGAGGAAACAGGCATTGTCCAATTATAACAAGAATTTGAGATTGCAATTGGAATCATTGTCTGCTCATCAATTTCCTCATTTTTATATTCTTTGGGGTCGTCCCGGAACTGGTAAATCTGTTTGGCCTGAGGCGTTGGCGAACTTATTGGGTCTTAAGATTAAGGCCGTTGATATGGGAAATCAGAAGAGTATGTGGTTGGGAGAAACAGAAGCTAACGCAAGAAAATTGTTTTCTACGATGCGATCATCCAGAGATCTTATATTCCTTTTTGACGAAATAGATAAGCAGGTAGTATCAAATTCTGGTCCCGGAAGCGGCGAGAAAGCTCATGAAACCACTCAGCATATTATTGCTGAACTTCTTAAGTTTTTCGACAACACTGAAAACGAAAAGGCATTTAAACAGAATAATGTCTATTTTGTTATGACCACTAATGCACTAGAGAATATCAACAACGCATTGGTTTCAAGAGCAGAGGTTCAAGAGGTTAAGTTGCCGAATAAGCCCAAAGATTATAAGAAGTTTTTCTTGAACAATTACTATGTTGAAAAAAGAAAGGATCCTTATCATCCTTGGTTTGTGTCAGACACCGATATTGGCGAAATAGATCCAGCTACTATTACTGATGATACTCCGGAAGGTGTTATGGACGGATGGAGAACGACGGAGTTAATTCTTTTCGGTGGTAAGTCTAAGGACGGCAAGGTTTATCCCGGAATTGATTGGGATAAGGTGTCCGAAATATTTGCTGCACGATCCGATGACGAAGAAAGAGCTGTTGACTTCCGAACCCTGAAACAAATGATGATTGAAATGTGGCAGCAAGATGCGTCTTGGAGACTAAGTGTTGAGAACATTGGAGAGGGGTTACAAAAAACAGTAAGTGGAGCTCCGGCAACAACCGAAAATTTTATTGAGGCTGCTGAATATGTTCACACTACCGCTGGTGGATGCAATAATATCAACAGAGGGTTTTTGCAAATGTCCACAAGAAGGTCTACCCAAGTAAATGAAAAACTTAAGGAGTTTTTTGACAAGGGTGGGCAGCTGGTGCCAAAGACATATGTTAACCCGTTTACCAAAGACGAAAAAACCATTTTAACATTGCCCGATGAGTTTGAAAAAATGGCTCGGGGCGAATCTCCTGAGGGAGAGAAAAAGGAAGAAGACGAAGAGGGAGAGTATGTTCAGCAAAAGGATCCTGCCACCGGCAGGATGAAGACAGTTTGGGTTCCTAAGGGAGGCAAGACACCGGCTCAGGAAATGAAAGATCTCAGTGAAAGTGGATTTGATGTAAAACCACTGATTCCGGAGGGAGAGGAAGCAGATGAATTAGATCTTCCCGATACACCAGAGCCTGCCAAAGCTACTCCATCGCCAGAGGAAAAGGGCAAAGAGAAGCAGAAGAAGGTTCCGTCTCCGGGATCAATGATGAAAGAAAAGCAAAAGGAAGAAACTATTCAGTCATCCACTGATTATTTCTACAATTACCTGAAGAAGAATGGCTTTATTAATGAAAAGGGAGAGTTTGATCTTTCTGTTGAGGCAGACAAAAAGGTTGAGGCAAAGAATCTCGCCAAGACTAATGTTAAACAGCCAGATGCTCCGTGGCCGGGTGCCCCCGTTGATGAAAACGGAATTTGCACATATCATTGGGGCTTTACAATGATTATACCAAAGTAGTGTTTTAGTTTTGTAATAGGTCATAATAAAAAAGGATACAACATGAAAATAAGTAGAATGGCAGAAGAGAAGATGGCTCCGGAGTGGATTTTTCGGAACAAACAGGCGTCTCAGTACATTGATAAAGAAACCGTAAGTACAGAGGAGATTAAGCGACTTGCCTCATTGTCGTGTGATATTTCTGACGACGATATGGTTGTAGAAAAAGACAGAATTGAATCCTGTGCTGTCAGTAAGAAGCCATACCATTATAGTTCAAAGTGGTCTAATTCTGTAAAATCGGAACTCAAAGAGTATGCAATAGTATGTGGAATGGATATGTCTAAATTCAAGTCTATTAATCCATCTGATTTGGTCGTTGAAGCATCTTCTTCGGGTATGATTAAGACTGCATCGACCGTTGAAGCCGAAGCCCCAAAACTAGTTGTTGATGCTTTTAAGATTGACGAAAAGATAGCCGTCAGTCATGAAAAGACTAAGTGGAAGGCAGAGGGTAAGGATGCCTCTAGGTTGGCAGAGAAGCCGACCATGAGCGGAATCGTACCCATTCGCGGAGGAGAAGATTATTTTGCTAATTCCGAATTTAAGGTTGCCAGAGGACAGAATAGTATTTCAGATCCTTTAGCTATTGAAAAATTAGCCGAAAGCACAGTAGAAGATACTGGATCGAGACTAAAGAGAGAAAATGCCGAAAAAGAAGCTTCAAAAAAGACAAGGCATGAGGAGTGGCAAAAGGAAAAGATAGCTGCTATGGAAGGTAAAGAAATCCTTCCCGGCCGTAAAGTATTCCCGACAGAATCCATGAATGCCCAGCCCGGAATCAAGGGAGAAGTTTTTGATTTCGGTAATGTTCCCGATAAGACTGTTGGGGAACAAATCAAACAGGCTAATGAGGATCGAAAAGAAAAAATTCGCGGCAAGGAAAAGGGAAGATTTGAATTCGTTCTTCATAAGAATCCAACTATGGGAATTTCTGAAGATTTTGGCGAGGAACTCAAAAAGCATTTGGGACAGATCGATTAATGAAGATCTATCGTATAGCCACCCTAGCCGATGACATGGAAAAGGCATACGATGGCCTAAAAGAGGCTTTAGAGCATTTAGATAGGAATAATATAGGAAAGACAAAAACGGCCATTAAAAAGGTTATCAAAAAGTTAGAGGATATAAGACCTCATTTGAAATATAAGGATAGGCCGTCACCAAGTGGGTTTGAGAGAAAAGAGTAATATGCAATTTTTTACCAGTCCAGATGATTTGAAGAATTGGGTTAGGGCTCAGAAATCAGCCGAAGAAGCTTCTATGAGTCTCATTGAGGTTGCTGGTAAAAATGAAGAAAAGGATATAGTTGACACATGCCGGGCTATATTCACGAAAGAAAATTCAGGTAATGCGGCAGAAGTTTTGTTTGGGGTTTTATCCAAGCATAATATAACGCAAATAAGAGAGGGTAAAATGAAAGAAAAAATCATTAGGGAAGCCCAAGCGGTTATGAGGCAAGATGCCCTATATAGCAATATGGACATGAGGATTTGCCCCAAGCTGCCGAAGCAGTCTGCCGGACATGGATTAATTAGCACGTATAACTGTCGTCACTATTGCCTTGATGGTATTGTTTTTGACGATGATCCTAGTAGGGTATATTGTCATGAAGCTATGTGGCGCAGACATATCATGGATAAGTTTTCTAGAGAGTTCAAGGATAAAAATGGGAAATGGGTTGGTGGTTATATCAACCAAAGATTCCAAGTATTCACCGATGACGGTGGGAATCAAATGGAATTAGCTCATGGCGAAAGGACTCGAAAGCCAAGACCCCATCAGTACTCCATTGAAAGAAGATTGTCAGAAGGCAGGGGCGAAGAGACAAGCGATTTGACGGCTTCCTCTAAGGTTTCCTTTGTTAAGTTGGCATCTATTGATACTCCCAAGGAAAAAGATGATAATTATCAGATGTTTGATGATATTATTGAAATGAAGCAATCTGGACTTAACGAAGAGGATATTATATCCAAGGTTGCTGAGCATTATAATGTTGATATACCTAGGGTTGCCTGCATTCATAAGGCTGCATCTGCTATGATGGAAAGATATAACGGGATTGTTTATGCCCACGATGTTGTAGAGGCATCAAAAACAGATTCAAAAATAGTGAAGACAGCACAAGTTAGTCTTCCGGAAAAATCAACTCTTGTTACCAAGAAAGACATGCAGATAAAGATTGTTGATAATGGTCAAGAGAGTATTTTGAAAATGGAAACTCCCGTAGTTATCGTTAGTAATGGTGAAAATCCTGTATTCCATGTAACAGGAGGCCCGGCAGCGGGCGTCAATTTCACCCTGAAAAATGCCAATGATGCAGTTGATGGTTTTGGGATAGAGGACGAGGGTGATGACAAAATACAAGATGCTGCCGAAGAACTTGGACTTAATGATTCTAGCCCGTCTGCTGCCGAGACCGATGAGTTTCCAGTGGTTGAAGCATAATTAATCACATATTTTTGCCACAGTTCTGTATAATAGCTATGGCAGAAATAGAATTGCCGTATGGGAGAGTAGCATGGCAGACAGCGGTAGTAATGGTCCAGTCATCCAAACTAATGATTTGGATTCTACATTCCGAGCCATAAGGAATCAAGATCCCTCTAAAATGAGGGAGAATGGTGTTCCGTATACCCCCGATTATAAGTCTATTCCTAACCAGAATTATGCTCCTACAACCTCTGTTCACGGGGCTTTTGGCTCTGGTTTTAATCGTTTTGCCGGTGCTAATTCTGGCATCGTTTACGGTCAGCCTCAGTTTTTCTCTCCGGTTCATACTCCGATCAATTGGCAAATTCCGTCCAAGAGGTTAGAGCAATATCAGTGGGCTAGATTCTTCTATGAGAATGAACCCAAGGTTGCTGCCTCTATTGATTTTTATAGCTATTTCTCGATGAATGATTTTGAAAACGAATGCAAGGACAGAGAGGTAAAAAAATACTTTGACAAGATGAAGAAGAGAATAGAATTGTCAAAGTGGTTGAGACTGGTTAGCCATGAGGTTCATCTTTTGGGCGATTGTTTCCCCTTCATCGAAATATCGTGCGAACACTGTGGTGGATCTGGTAGAACCGGAGATGAGCTATGCGAGCACTTGGGAGGCACTGTTCGTCGTATTGTAATTCTTAATCCGGACTATGTTGAAGTTTATACGTCTCCCATGAACCCCGAGCCCGTTATTGCACTCAAGCCAGACGAAGAGCTTGTAAATATGGTTCAGCGAAGAACTCCGGGATATGAAAGACTTACGCCAGAAGTTAGAACTCTTGTAGCGGCCGGTAAACCCATTCGTTTGGATAACCGCAATGTATATCACTTGAAATATGGCGAAGGTGGATATACTCGTTATGGCGTTGGTATGGTTCGTCGTCTTTTCCCCATCCTATCTTATAAGACCAAGTTAATGGTTGCTCAATGGATAGTGGCCGAAAGACTTATTGTTCCTATCAAAATCGTTAAGGTTGGTAGCGATGAGCGTCCCGCCGGACCTGCCGATATAGCTGCTGTCCAAGAGCAACTAGCACAAACCGCTAATGATCCAAATCTCACTATTGTTACCCATCATGCATTTGAATTAGATTGGTATGGCGCTGCTGGTAAAGTTCTTACTCTATCTAATGAATTTGAGTTGATCAATCAGGAAATACTTGACGGCATGATGATCAATAATGCTTTGTTAAATGGCGAAGGACCGAATTTTTGCCTGAGCGATGATACCAGAATACTTACTGATAATGGACTTAAATATAGAAAAGAATTAGATATTGAAAAAGATTTAATAGCCACATTTAATAAAGATACCGGAGCACTTGAGTATCAGAAAGCCACAAAGAGGTATGAATATGACCATGATTCTATAAATGGCGATAGTAAACCACTTAAGCATTTTAAGACTAATAGAATTGATATGCTTGTAACAGATAATCATAGGATGTTATATGCCCCCAGAGAGATACATAATAGAAAAGAAGGATTTGGTAAATGGTCAGTTATTGAGGCTTCTGATGTTAAATTAAGAGGAAAGTTTAGAGCATGTGTGGATAAGTGGGAAAGTAAGACGGATGATAAGGTAGAATATTTTGGAATAAAGACAGAAGACTTCCTTCAGATTATTGGGTGGTATATAAGCGAAGGGTCAAGACATAAGGATTCTCAAAGAAATAATAAGATATATAGTGTTGACATTTCCCAAAGTCCAACCGCAAACCCAGACGTATATGAAAAAATGAAAAAAGTTCTTAGTGCCAATAATGTTTGTAAAATATATCCATCAGTCAAAAATAGTTTCGCAATTTCAAATAGCGATAATAGAGATTTGGTTTCTTATTTGGTTAATAACTGTGGTCAACTTTCAAACGAGAAACATATCCCAAAAGATATTAAGAATATGTCTGTTGATGCACTTAAGATTCTTTTGGGAGCTTTGGTAGAATGCGACGGAAGCGAAAGACCTGCAACCAAAAAGAAGGCAACTGATAAAAAATATTATAGCTATACAACGGTTTCAACCCAATTAAGAGACGATGTTATAGAAATATTGTTTAAGATTGGATACAGTCCCAGATTTGCAACTATAAAATTTGATAGTCCTAATTTGCAAACTCAATATACTATAAGTTGGACAGATACGGAGAATGGCAAGTTTCCAGTTTTAGACTCAAGAAAATGGAATGGCTATAATAAGCCTCAATCACAAAATGAAGTTATTACTGACGAGGACTATATTGGAAAAGTATGGTGCGTTGAAGTGCCCAATCATTTCATAATAACCGAAAGAAGTGGTTTATTTGGTATTCATGGTAATTCTAACGCCGCAGTTGGTATTGAAGCCATGATTGAAAGGTTGCAGACCTTCAGAAGAGAAGTTGCTAACTGGGTCGAGCAAAAAATCTATTTGCCAGAAGCCCAGAGACAGGGATTTATTGATGAAAATGCAGAGTCAGAAGAAGAAGAATATATTTATCCCAAGATCAAATGGAACTCAATGCATCTTAGGGATCAACAGCAATTTAGAACATTTGTATTGCAACTTTACGAGAAGGGTCTTCTTAGTGCTCAAACGGTTCTAGAAGCTTTTGATTTTGACCCCGACCAAGAAATTGAAAGAAAGAGATATGATGCCATTCAAATGGCGGCTTTGGGTCAAGGTATGGGCGCAGCTGGTGGAGCCGGAGGAATGCCGGGAGGAGCCATGGGCGGTGGGTTTGGTGGCGGTATGCCTCCTATGCCCGGAGGAGAAGCTGGCGGTCTTGGCGGTCCACCGGGAGGAGGTATGGGAGAAGCTCCTATTTCTGCGCCCGGGGGAGATGTGGGGGCAGGAGCAGCACCCGGAGCCCCTCCAATGGCGACGACCAAAAATACCATAACATCCGAAAACAATATGGCCGATCCGTCTAACTATGGTGGTAGAATTTTGAAAAAGAAAACCAGAGAAAGAATGGATGCAGAGAAGCAGAAAACTTATAAGCAGGTACAATCTAGACCCGATGTTCCAGAGGCTCCGGGAATGATGGGAGCTAGAGACGCCAAGGGTAGAATAGTATTTACAAAGTGCGAAAGACAATTAATGGATCGTATATCTGAGTATTCTCAGAACGGACTTATTCGTTACCCAATGACTCCTCAATTTCCCGTAAAATTCGGTTCAATTGAATATCCAATAGACTTTGCATTCCCACACCTTAAGATAGCCATTGAAGCGGACGGAGAGACCTTCCATTCATCACCAAAACAATTGGCTCATGACAAAGAAAGAGATATAAAGCTGGCACAGGTTGGATGGACGGTCTTACGATTCACTGATTCAGAAATAGAAGATCAATCCGAACGTGTCATGAGTACTATCCTTAAGACCATCATGCAAAAAGAAGCATCCCTAGAAAAGCAGAAGACACTGGTAAAATAAATAGAGGATTTGAAACTGCTTTTCTTGAAAAATTAGTGAAAGAAGTTGCATTCATATATTTAATTTAGGGGCATGATGAAACAGGTTGTTGCCAGAGAAAAACTTGTAGAAAAGGATATTGAATGGAAAGAGTCTTATACGGATAAGACTCTTTTTCTCAAAGAACAATTTGAGTCTGTTGTTGGTGCGGGTAGTTACTTTAGATTCGAGGGCTATGATACCGGAAGCGGCGATAGCTACTATTGTATTATAGGTCCGGCAAAAGTACATAAGCCTCGTGCTAAGTTTTTTACCGGTGTCAGAAAGTTGCCTGCGATATATTCAGCGGGTGGAAAATATTTTGATAGTATGGATGGTGCAGCTAAATATGCCAGAGAGACGTGGGGCGTTCCAACTCCTCATGGACTTAAACCTTATACTTCGGCCAGTCTCTATGGAATAGCTGACAAAATCGAATCATGGAAGAAAGAAAGAGAAAAATCTGAAGCAGGCGATTTGGAAAAGGAGAAGGCATAATTATGACTATTTTCAATCTACAGAGATGGGAAGAGAATAAGCATAGTGATTTTGTTAAAAGATATGTTGAAGCAATGGGGTTTACCCACCAAGTTAACAGAGATCCATATAAGTGGTGGGAAGTAGATAAGTTATCGGCCGGTCCAGACGAAGATTGGAATGAGTGGCTTCTTGATGACCCTAGTATGGCAAATTTACTGCACGAAGCTCAATTTAACAGGGCTAAAGATCTTCACTGGGCTCAGAAAGAATACGCCATACCTTATGAAACCGCTGCTCAGCTAGTAAAATCCTATATCGGGTACCATCCTTCCTATGGCGGTTATCTATGCCAGATTGGACCTTATAGAAGTCAGGGTGGAGGTCATGGAATAGAGCACATCAAAACTGAATGTTTTGACAAGTTCCATTATTACATATGGAGAAAGAAAAAGGCAACCGTAGAAGATGTAGCCAAAAGCATTAGTAAAAATATTGATTATTATAAGACTGCATTTGGTGTTACTTTTGAAGATGGTGATTTTGCGTTAGAATTTAAGCCTCCCGAACCCTATGATCCAACCCGACAAAGCAAGGTCCCCGGCAAAAAATCAAGACAGCCGAGAAGGAAGGTTCAGGAATATATCGATAGCCTAGATCCTTCTAATCCTCAAGTGAAACAATTTTTCCATACTAAGCCTATGTTGACTGAGGGTGTCAAAATAACATTGGGCAGTCAGGGGTATGTAAAAATACTTAAGCAGATGATGGGTCCTTGGTATGAAAAAACCATTATGGAAATTGCCAAGGCTCAGGGTAAAAATCCCAATGAAATAGCCAACAATGCCTATATTAATCTTGCCATGCTCGAAGATGTTTATGACAAAGCCTATCAGAAGTGGTTAGAGGCAAAAAAAACGGGCGAAGCTGCTGCCGTAGGGATGGTTCCACCTCCTAAATTCAAGGATAAGTCTCTTGCTTTTACGTCTGGGCAGAATAATTGGAGAGAAATACCGACCAATAAAGATCAATCTTATCAAATTGCACTTAAGGTTGAAATTCTGAAGACGTTACAGCAGGGAGCATTATCAGCGACGGCAATAGCAGAAGTTATGAACAATAAGCCTATCAGACTTGAGGTAAATAAGAAGAGGTCCAAGCAGGGCAAAGATCCGATTCTTATTACTACCGAAGAAGTCCAGCGTGTTCTTGATAAATCTAATACAGAAATGCAGGAAAAAGGTGAAAGCTTACAGGATCTTATCCAATCGTCTTCAGATGCCATTACTCAATTGGGGGCAGGCAGAGGATATGATGATTTAAAGAGTGCGTTTGAGATGTGCGCTCTTTATTTTGCCGGCACAACACTTGATAAAGAAACACATGCTAAGGTTGGCGATCTTCCACCTATTATTTTTGACCCTCCTGAAAATTTCAAGAATTTCACAACTGATGAACTTAAGAACTTCAGAATAGCAAAAGCTGGTCAAGAACAGGCGGTACAAGAAGGCAAAGAACAGGCAACCCCAGAGCAAATGGTAAAAGATATTGGCGAGGATATGCCCGAACCAAAGAAGGAAAAGAAAGCCCCCGCTCCCCAACCCGCAGTCCCATCCCCTGCTCAGTCTCCGGCTCCTGAAATGTCAGAAGAAGACAAAGCCTCACTAGAAGAATTACTTGGTAATACGTTGCAAAATCTAATTAAAATAGCTGAAGATCTTGATAATAACGGCAAATATGCTGATGCCGAAGAGGTTCATAAAATTATTCGCAAATATGCGGGGAGGACGCTCTAAATGATCTACAAATTTGCCTTATGTGACAATAAGTTACTTCCCATAGATTTTGATGGGAAAGTTGGGCTTGTTAAATTGGCTTCTGGAACTATTTGCATAGAACCCGGCAGTGATAAAGCCAAAATTATAGAATCAGAAATTCAAAAGCACCCAACGGCTCTGTTTTTTAGATCAAAAGCCATCAAAGCCAATGAGCCTAATTCTAATGGTGACTATTTCTCGGAAGACGAACTCAAGAAGGCTTATAAAACATTTGAGGGCGTTCCATTTTTCACCAACCATGATAATCAGAATGTTGAAAATGCCAGAGGTAAGGTTATTTTTGCAGAGTGGCTTCCCGAGGAAAAATCTGTTTATACCATATCTTTTGTAGATAGAGAGGCGTTCCCACATATATGTAGAAGCATTGAAGAAGAGTATATAACTGGCGTATCTATGGGATGTTCTGTTGAGTATAGTGTATGTAATATTTGCGGAAATAAGGCTGAAAAAACGGATGACTATTGTTCTCATATTAAGGAACGCAAGGGAAGAACATTTTCGGGTAGAGCTAAGAATGTAGTTACCGGCGAAATTAAGGAATTCACCAATCATCCCGTTTTTGAGTACAACTATGGGATTAAATTCATAGAACTCAGTGCCGTTGTTGATCCGGCTTGCCCATCCTGTCGTATTCAGGGTCTTATAAATAATGATGATCTTGTCAAGAAGGTCGCCAATTTGCAGAATAGTTTGTTTATGGTTAAAACGGCTTCGATTGAAAAACAAGCCGGGCAACAAGAAGTACAACAGCTGAATGAGGTTTTGTCAACACTAGAAAATATTGCCATTCAACTTATCAAGAATAGACAGCAGGTTGAAGTCGAGTTTGCAAGTGATTTGGTTAATATTTTGTCTGAACTTCAAACATTTGTTGATGAGTTGGTTGGTGCTGGTTTTGGAAATATGCAGCCTTCCATACCGGGTGTTGCTGAAGCCCCAGCATCGGGTACGCCAGCTGCCGGAGCTGCTCCCGGAGGCGTTGAACTTCCTCCGGCCGGTCTTCCTCCGGATGCTACACCGGTTGCGGCAGAAAGCCCGCTGCCGGGCGCCGCTGCTCCTGCTCCGGCGGTTGGAACTATGACCGGATCCCCAACAGCACCTCTAGTTAAATCGCCAAAATTGCCTATTACGGCTCCGGCTAAACCAAGAGCTTTTGATTCTCGAAGAATACAGGTCATATCTCAAAATCTGTTAAATTTGACTGAAAAAATCAATAATATGGGAGAAAATGCCATGGGTAAGAGACTTACAGTAGATGCCAAGATGAAGCATCAAAAAACGGCAACTGAAGTTTTATCAAATTCGTGGAAGGAAAAACAAGAGTTTTTTGAGTATATAAATAGAGTCCCGTCAGTGCAGGACAATAGTAGTAAGTTGTCTGTAAAAAAGAGGGACGACTCATTTATTATTGTTGCAGAGAAAAAGAATGAAGAGTCGCCAAAAAAAATGACTTGGACTTACGAGACACTAACAGATAATGAAAAGGACATGATCAAAAATAATCCGAAGGAAGCGGCTTCATACTTTTTGGGCAAATTCGCAAAGGACTTAACTCAAATAAAAGAAGGAGAGACAGTAATGACAAACAATACTAAAGAAGCTGGGGCCAAGTCAGTTAATAAGGCTCCCGAAGTTGTGACTGAGGCCCAACTTGTTGAAAAGGGTCTTTATCATTCTAGGACCGAAGAAGAGAAGAACACGATTACCGAGGACCAGCTAAAGGGTCTTCGCCAAGGTGAGCAGGAAGTCATTACTGAAGCTCAACTTCAGGCTAAAACCAACAAACTCAACCCTCGCCGTGATGGTGATGGGCGTGATGTTATTACAGAGGCGCAATTGGAAAATCATTCCGATGGCGTTTCTCCTCGCAAGGGAAATGCACCGAATGTAGTAACTCAGGCTCAGTTAGAGGGAAATAGGACTGGTACCGAGCCTCAGCAGATTACCGAAAGGCAACTCGACGCCGTCGATACGCCTTGGGGCAGAGCTGCTAAGAGGGACTCTGCCATGTTCAAGAGTGCCGGCGATCATATGAAGTCGGTTCTCGATGTTATCGCTAATACCGTTATTGCTACTGGATGCACTCCGGAAGAAGCTTGTCAGGTTGGCGCTTCTCTCGTTGGATCAACCAAGGATCGTTATGATCTTGGCAATGCTATTCTTGATACCTCCAAGGACGAGGATGTTGATTATAGCAAGAGACTTGCTTATTGGAGCAAGAAGAATATTAAAGTAGCTGGCGTTGGAAGCAAAGAGATTGCCGAAACCCTCGTAAGGGGACTTAGGAAGGTCGCTGCTGACGTAACTATTAATCCTGAAGTTATTATTGATGCTCTTGACGTTGCTACTGAAGATGGTCAAGGACCGGCTGCTATCAGCAAGAAGGTTGATGAGAAACTGGCCGAAGCCAAGACTCAGACGATCAAGGTAAGTAAGAAGGACGAACTGAGGAGTGCTCTGAAGGGTGCTTCCGAAGATAAGTCCAAGGAAGCCAGAGAGACGGAAAGAAAAGAAATTCTAGCTGCCGTTGGCAAGGAAGATGCGAAAATTACTCGTGAGGCAGAAAGGGCCATTCTGTCGAAGTCCATTGATATGAAGAAAAAGGCTATGAAGAAAAAGGCTGATACGATTGTTGAAACGACCTTCGCAGAAGTTGGTTGCAAATCTAAGGATGATCCCAGCTTCAAGTCGACACTGAAGAGTTTCGCAAGGGGAGCACTTGCTTCTCAAAACATTAAATTGGCTGCAATCACGAATGTAACCATTAGCGGCGATACTATTTCTATAGCTGTTCAGACCGACGCAGGCGAACAGGCAGTAGAAATTCCTGTTGGCGAAGAAATTGCCCCTGCAACGGGCGAAACAGTTCCCGAGGCAGATATGACGGGCGAAGGATTGGAAGCAAATATGCCTCCGGCCGGTTCAAGCGGAGAAATCTCTCCTGAAACCGGACTTCCTACGTATAATGCGGCCGCGGCATCCCAGAAAGGTGTAAAGAAGCAGGCTCAAATCGGTGGAGCTGGTGGTGGAATTCCCGGAACTCCCGGTGGCGTAACTGCCCCCGGAGCCCCCGAAGCTGGTCTTCCCGGCCCCGCTCCGACAGAGCAACCGATACAGGCATTGACAACCGACGAAGTTGACACCGAAATTCCCGACGAAATCCCCACGGCTGGACAGCAACAGCCTCCGTGGTCAATTTGTCCCGAATGCGGCAGCTCGGATGTTGACGTAACCACCGAAGAGGGTGGAAATGGCAAGGGTACTTGTAATGCTTGCGGAGCTGAGTATGAGGCTCTTGTCAAGAAGGAAATTGAATTCAAGATTACAAAGCCTACCAGAAGCGTTGGTAAGGACGAAGCTACCGGAGCTCCTGAAGCCCCAGAAGTTCCTGCCCTTCCAGTTGCTGCTCAAACCAAGTGGGACAAGGGAAGTCTGGTTAGAATAGCAGCTAACGCCGCCAAACACGGAAATGTTTGCCCTGCTTGCGGAATGAAGCACTGCAAGGCGTCCAAGGAAAACGCAGGACATACCGAGTTTACTTGCCCCGCTTGCAAGACGGCAGTAGAAAAGGATGTGTTCGTTAATGTCAATAACCCTGAACAAAATTATCTCAGAGTTAAATGGGATTTGGTTCCCAACGTCGAGGGATGCTCAAATTGCAAACAGGCCGTTGCCAAGTTTGCTTCACTGATGAAAGTTCAGGGAATGATTAAGAACGCCACTAACGGCACGACCAAATTCCCGATGGCTAATTGCATCGAGAGAATTGCTAGGAAGTGGGGCGGAAATGCAGTAGCCTCATTCGGACCTTGCAAGGGTAAGCCGTTGGCCGATTGCGTTTGCAGTCAATTGGAAAAACTGGGACTAAACAAGGTTCGTCATCTGGAAAAACTAGCCTCTGTTTATACGCAGAAAGATCCTATGGACGAATGCGTCGAAGATCAAATGAAATTACACGGTTTCACTAAGAAGGAAGCAGAAACAACCTGTAAGTGCATGAAGAAGAAGTTTGCATCGACAGAGGACGACAACGTATTCTTGATGGCTTTCGCAGATGATGTCAAGTCTGGCAAGGAAAAAGTCCTTACGGCTCAAGACCTCGATGCTATTAATGATATCTTCGTTGAAGAATCTGCTCCGGTTGATGCAGTTCCAGAAGAGGAGATTGATATTGATATTGGATCTTCTATTGACGAGGCTGCTGAAACAGTGACTATTGAGGTTTCAAAGGAGACCGCAGAAGAATTAGCCAATGCTGCCAAGGAAGCTACCGGAGAAGCCCCGGTTGTTCCTGAAGTTGCTGAGGTTGGAAAAGACGCAGCTTCATCGGACGCTGCTTTGTCAGACGCAAAATCATCTAGTGCAGTTTCTTCCGATACGGCATCTTCGGCTGCTGTATCTTCAGACGCTGTATCTTCAGATAAAACAGGAGATAAAGAAATGGCAATAGCTATGCAAACTCATAAAATCATGAGGGTCGGTGAGGAAGTTGTTAAAATCGCAGCTACTCCTACCAAGGTTAAGGATATTGAAGGCAATGTAGAAGCTAAAGTTCCTCGCAATGATCAGAAGTTGGGCGAGGAATCCAAGGCCGATTCGCTCATCAATGAACCTAACAAGGGACCGGATGTTCCTCGCAAGGATGCCTACATGGGCAAGGAAAAAGAAGCTGATTCTGCGATCAATAAAGAATTGAAGCTCCCCGATGTTGCTGTAGATTCGGCATTCATGGGCAAGGAAAAAGAAGTTCAAAAGGGTATGCCTGCAATCAACAACGAAATCAAAGGCACCGTAATCGCCAAGGAAGAAAAGGTGGTTAAGAAAGCCAAGCAGATGAAGGAAGTTGAAACGGTAGAAAAAGATGTAGAAGCTAAAGTTCCTCGCAATGATCAGAAGTTGGGCGAGGAATCTAAGGCTGATTCCCTCATCAATGAACCTAACAAGGGACCGGATGTTTCTCGTAAGGACGCTTATATGGGCAAAGAAAAGGAAGCCGACTCTGCGATTAATAAGGATCTAAAGGGACCGGATGTTCCGATTGACAGTGCCTATATGGGTCACGAAAAGGAAGTTCAGAAGGGTATGCCGGGTATCAATGATGAAATGCTCAAGACCGTCCAACAAAAGAAGGACGTTCAGTTAGAGAGAATAGCGGTTGCCAGAAGGATGAAGGCTGTTGAAATTGCTGCTAAGTTACTCGCTACGAAGAGAATTACTGAAGAAGCCTATGAACACGTTGTCGAGGCTCTGTCCAAGGTTGAAATTGATAAGATCGCCTCGGTAGCCGATAGTATGTATCCTAAGATTAAGAAACAGGCTGAAACTCAGGAATCAAAGGAAGTCCATGCGGGTCCTGCGATTGTTATGGAATCCAAGGACATCAAGGCTTCCGACCCCGTTAACGAACTCAGCAAGAGGATTGCTTCAGCCTTTACGATTGGCAATAAGTCGTTTGACGAGAGTTTGACTCGTTATGGCGAGAAGTAAGATTCTAGATTGAAAGAATACAGAATAAGCCCCTGAGAAATCAGGGGCTTATTCTTTCGAAAATAAAAAGAGGAATTTAGAGAGTGAATATAGAATAAGTATCACATGTAAAATTGGCATACCATCGAAGAAATGATTGCTAGAACAAGATGAATAAGAAAAGCAGAAACAACGATTCAAAGATACACATACCAAGTTGATTTAGAACAGGCCAATAAGTAGTAGTTAAAAGAAAATAAATAAGGAGAATAAACATGGCTCTTGTTGAAAAATTTCATGTAGTAGCGGCCGAAAGACCCGTTGCTGCTGGACAGACTATCCTTGAAGGTCAGTGCGTATGCCTGAACTCTCTGGGACAGGTTGTGCTAGAAGGTGTAGCTGATACTACAACCAATACAACCTATTACATCACCTACGGTATCGCGGGTGATACGAAGTCCACAACTCAGTCTGCAATGCCCGGCATCGCCGCTGGCTGGCAGAACAGGGTTTCGGACTATTTCGATGAAACCAAGGCATCTGGCAAGATGACAGTATACCACTCCGGTGGCGAGTTCGCTACGGATCAGTTTGCGGCTAACGTCGCTTCTGCTGTTCCTTACTCGGCTCTCTATGCGGTTAAGGGTAGGCTGGCTGCTGGTGCTGGCGAAGACGCTGGTGCGGCATTCGTAGTTGCGTATCTGACTCAGGCTGCTGGTCCGTATCCTTCGGGAGTTCCGGGCACCGACATTAACGGTGACATCGCTCTCGGCGGGAATAACGGTCTAACGCCTGCAATCACGAATCAGTACATCGAATTCAAGCTGGTTGTCTAAGTTAAGGAAAAAGGTTCATTTTATAGGCATCAAAACCCTATAGAACAACTAAAGGAGAATTAAAATGGCTATTGATAAGAAAGCAGTAAACGCAGAGAGAGAAGCCCTGATCGCTCAGGCTCTCGATACCCCCGAAGGTCGTGTCGCTCTTGCTCAGGCAATGGTTGAACCGATTCGTAGGGCTCTAGAGTATCAAGCAGTTGGTCGTAAACTCCTCATGGTAGACGAACTACCTCAGGGTGCTTATGCTCGTTATGAAAAAGACGTTCGCGCTACCGCAGCCGTCATTTCAAGACGCGGTGCTGTACCGGACATGATTACGGAAGGCGAGGAAATTCTTGTTCCTACTTTCGAAATTGCTACTAACCCGACGATTCGTTTGTCGGAAGTCAAGGCTCGTAGGTTCTACATTGTAGACCGCGCCCAAATTAAGGCTAAGGAAGCCATCCAGAAGGAAGAAGACCTCAACATCTTCAACGCTATTCTCGCTGCCATTGCTGGCAATCCGGCGAATATCGTAGTTTCTACTGGTGGTGCCCTCAGCTTGAACGCCCTTAATCAGGCGTTTGCTACGATTGAACAGCATGACCTGACCGTTGGCAAGATCGTTTGCCACGCTCTTCGTTATGCCGACATTCGTAACTTCGGTAAGACGGTATACGATGAAGCCACTCAGAAGGAAGTTCTAACGACTGGTTTGTTCGGACATCTGTTCACGGCTGATATTCATGTCAGCTCTCGTTGCCCGACCACCAAAGTCATGTTGCTCGCTCCGGCTGAGTACGTTGGTGCATTCCCGATTCGTCAGGACATCACTGTTCTACCTGCTGATGACCCCAAGAAGCTCAGGCTAGGTTGGGTCATCTATGAGGAAGTCGGTATTGTAATCATTAACGATTACGCTCTTGCTGAAGTTCTCGTAACGGCTGGTAGCTAATCGTCAGTAATCTATAGTTGAAAACCAAGAACCCCTAGAGAAATCTAGGGGTTCTTTTTTGCACTTTTATCTTGAAAATTATTGGGTTCGTATGTATAATGTAGGAAGAATAGAATAAAGGGGTGAAATATGAAGAAAAAAACATACGATACTTTATATGTTGAAAAATTAAAGCAGGCATATATAATAGACAAAAAATCAACCACAGATATATCTAAAGAAAGCATTAATATATTTGGTTTTTCTGTTAGTGCGTCAACAATATACAAAGACATTGTTAATAATAATATTCCCTTAAGAACAAAATCTGAGAGTGTTTCTTTGGTTATGGGAGAGTTAGATAAAAATAAAATCCATATGACGGAGACTCTAATTGAATGGGTGGATGGTTTAATGCTTGGAGATGGATATATAAATTTTAGGAAGCCGACATATGCATCTTCAAGATTTAGGTTAGATTCTTCAAATAAAGAGTGGGTTTCTTTTGGACTTTCTAAATTAATTGATTATAAACCAAGCGATCCTAATGTTTACGGTAAAGTAACAGAAAAATGCCCCAACACTATTTATATGGGACAAACTCTCACTCATCCCGATATAGTTCATCAGGCAGAGCGTTGGTATTCCGGACCTAATCAAACCAAGAAAGTTCCCTCAGATGTTCGTATTACTCCTACCAGTATTCTTTTATGGTATTTAGGTGATGGTAGTTTAACTTATATTGAGGATTGTAATACTTATGTTGTGCGATTAGCTACTTGTGCATTTGCGATAGAAGATATTGAAAATATTCTCATGCCCAAGTTAAGATCTTTAGGTATTGAATGCAATAGAGACAAGTCTAAAAATGATATTCATATTTGTGCTGCTTCTATCGGTAAATTTTTTGATATTATTGGTCATAAATCTCCCATCTCTTGCTACGATCGTAAGTTTGCTATTCCTGAATGGCTTAGGCTTATTCGTTTATCTGATATTGTGGAGAATGACAGGCAGAAATGGATGGCGCAATACTACTGTAAGACGGGGAAGGTAGAGTGTTCTAAGAGTCCGGGAGGGAAGATGTTTTTACTTACTGAAGAGCAGGCAAAAAAATTAAAGGCTAAATTATTCATTTAGGTTTCTCCGATTTCATTATATCATCTAGGGTAACATCTGGCTCCCACTTTTGTATCATTTTTTCTATGATATCCTTGGGAACTCCGTGGGTATTTCTCTTGGCTAATTCTTCTACGTCAAATTTCCAAGGCGTATTAGGCTCCCTGATTTGTACGTCGTAATTGTATTTTTGAGCCAGAAGAACATAGGGCTTCATTTCCCATGCCTGAGTATTGGTATTATCTGCTACTATTGGTGATATGCCTTTTTTCATTGCTTCTTTTACTCTGCCTTGATTCCACCAGTGAGCATAATCAAGGGCATCAGGATCGAATTCGTATTTGCCGTTAACCATGAAAAAATCATCAGAACCAAGGACTATGCCATTTTGTCCTAGTTCATTGGCTAGGGTGCTTTTGCCAGATCCAGCAATGCCCCTCATGATATAAAGGGTTTTCTTATTCTGTGCTTTTTTATACCAGTTCATAGTTCTAGATAATCCACTTTCCAATTAGGATGTTCTTTAGACAGGGTGGGTTGTTCTTTTTCAAATTTATTAGCGGCTATATGGCTGGCGTAATAGAAGTCTGCTGCTTCGACAGTATATTCTTGTAGTGTTATGCTGGTTATTGGGTCATATACAATACATAGGAAGTTCTTGATGTCTGTAGCTTTTTTATACCAGTTCATATTATTACTTCTTGGAGGTTAGATATGGTTATATTCTTAACATTCAGTACGGCAACATCGTCATCTAGGTTAATAGAATCAAATCCCATAGATCTTAATTGTGATATTCCGTATTTATCGTATTCGTCCCATCCAGCTGTTTTTATCATATTGACCTTGCATTCATATAGGTAGACGGGTTTGTTTTTGTTAATAGATGCTCCGTGTAAATTTTGCAACAGGTCATTTTTATCTTTTGAAAACCATATGATACCTTGAGCAGTCATGTAGGGGTCAAAGGCATCAAATTTTTGGTTAGAGAGATGCCATAGTGTTTCTGCTTTTGCTTTTTTATACCAGTTCATATTATTTCACTTGATAGAATGGGTTAGTTTTCAGGTCATTTTCCCATTCGTTTGTAGTTTTATATATATGACGACTAAGAAGGGCATTTCTGGTTTTAGATTTTGGATTGTTTGTGCTTTCATACCATTCTTTTATAGTTTTCCCCTTTCTTTCGCTTTCTAATATTTTCCTAAAGATATTGCTCTCTTTAGCCAATTGATTTTGATATTCTATTGTTTTCTCATAGACTTTTTGCATTCGTTTATTATGTTCTTCTTCGAATTCTTTTGAAAACAAATCCACGTATGGCTCATTATTCTGTGCTTTTTTATACCAGTTCATTATTAGATCTCGCTCTTAAGTTCGTCAATCATGGCAGTTGGTATTTTGGCTTTGTTTTTAATTATCCATTCGTAGATGGGCTTGTATTCGCCTTCGCCATATTCTAAACTTGAATTCTTGAGTATTCCCATGTTGTGTTTCAGGGAGCGACAACCATAAACGTCAACCGATCTGGAAACCGTATCACGATTGACCCTTTTGCCCATAAACTTAGCATTGTATGACCTTGATGATTCTGTGCCTTGATTGTATTCGGCAAGATATAAGTCTAGGTTAGTTATCTCATGCAAGAACCACTTATTATCTTTTCCGACAATGGCAACCGGCTTCTTATCAACTGTCATATATACGCCGTTTTTAAGAACCATTATATACTGAAAACAGAAGGGACAGAAGGGGTCATTGCAAAAGCCTTCCCATGACGTATCATTTTCTGGTGGTACATTCCCAAAAACTACATCCATAAATTCTTTTGGTCCTCGTATTGAATTTGTCCACACTCCCGATTTACCGCAAGTACATTTGTAGGTTATACCCCAAGGAAAATGATGGCGTCCATTTCTTTCAAATCCAACAGGGGACAAAATAGAATCGCAGTAAAGACATGTATGGGAGGTTTCAGATACATGCTTTGCTATTTTAAGAGTGGCTTTCTTATACCAGTTCATTTGATTCTCTCTTTTTCTTTGTCATTGGCTATGTCATGGGCGTCATCGTATGCCATATTGTAGGTTTTCATCAGGTATCGCTCTATATATTCATGGTAGATGATATGCAGGATATTTGCGTTATCCATAGAGGCATCAACCCATATTTCATTTTTGGGTATAAAGTCCCAAGCACGATCATGTCCTCCCTCTACGAAATCCATATTTTTTGTCTTCTTAATTTTGTCCCCGTCGACCAGACGAATGGATATATTATTGATAGAGCCAATTTTTTTAGGTAGAGATGTTTTGGTATTGATACTGGAAAAGTGTCTAGATATTTCCTGCCAAAGGATATCTAATGAGAATGGGAATTTTGCTTTTTGACGGGCTTTTTTGGATTGTTCCATTCTCTTTTTCGCCATTGCCATTATTTCATAGATGTCTACTTTTTTACCCCATACATCTTGAGATTGCTTAATGATAATTTCGGGTTGCATTGTTACTGTTTTTTTATTGCCGTAGAGTTCCAAGAGTTTTGTGACAGAGTATTCATCCTTTTGATCATCTCTGTATATTTGCCCAACATACTTAGAGTCGTCAGGCAGAAGTGCTTTATTGATGTCATTCTGCGATAAAATGATTGCCTCTACGGTCTGTCCAGTTAAAAATGCCTTGCAAGTTCTGTGAGCCCCATCAATGATTTCATATTTTTCCGTTATGAATATGGGGCTATCCATGTCCGCATCTACAACATCCCTAACATGTTCTTTGATGGTTCTGGATGCTTTTTTATACCAGTTGGTTTTCAGGATATTCATTTTTCATTCCAGTATTTATCTGCATTTTTCATTGCCATTATAATGCTCATACTGGCTGGATAATTTTTACTATGTACAGTCCATTGCATTTGTGGTATTTTCTTATGATATGCCATTGATTCTATCCATTCGGCCAAGTGACGCCCTTCTTTCAGACCCTCTCCTAAGTCGTTATCAAATGAGATAGAAGTTACCCCTCCACTTTCTATATGGGGGATAGCCTCTTCTACTGTTTTGACCCAGAGTTCATCTCCCTTGGCTCCAAAATCTTTTTGTATTTTGGGGTCTTTGGGATCTCTTTCGTCATCCAGCCAAAGATGTATTTGATATTGTGCTCTTCTATACCAGTTCATTTTACTATTCCCATTCGATTAAGTAATTGTGGGCTTTTGAACTTCCTCATGTCTTCCCAAAAATTGAATCCTATTGGCTGAAAATCGTCTTTTGTCAGTTTGCGTTTTAGTCTCTTCTCAATACAGTCTACGCACAGATTTGTATTCCTATCTGCCACGGAATCCCATATTTCATCCTTGAGCATATAGCCTTCGTAGATTGTGGACTTACTGCAATCATCGCAATCTAGAATATCTGTCTTTGCTCTTTTATACCAGTTCACATCTTAACTCACATAACAGACTATTTCGTATTTTCCGCTTTGCATTTTACACCAGTTCAGAATAATCATATTTTCAGCCGGAACATATTCTCCATCAACACCTTGTATAGCTAGATCGAATTTTGCGTTTTGATTTTTTGCTTTTTCCGATCCACATTCTGCACCGCCTGTTAGGAATCCACTCCACGGTGTCCCATCTTCTTGTATGGCTATTACATTTTCTTTTCTACAAATATCAAATATGCTTTGTAACGGAATTTCGGTATGATAGTTACCCAAATCATATAGAGCGTCATTTATGGTTTTTCTAGATCGCTGAGGTATTTTTATTGATTTATCTCTGATATCCACTGCAAAGTTGGGAGCATCGGGGTTTATTCGTTGGCTTTTAAATCGGAATCGGTTCATATTCCTTTTAATTTGTTCTGGTGACCAATCTTGATACTCCTTATGTTCATGAGCCAATGCTGATGCTGCCGCCTTATTAAAATCAAAGTCATCCAGATTGGGATTTGTATCTTTCACCCATTCTTCTATTTTGGGTATATAGTATTCGTAGTGTCCCATGCCCTTGGAAAAGTTCTCCGTTAGCTGTTGTATTTGGTTAGACAGCCATACGTTGAAATTCTGTTTGCTTTGTGCCTTTTTGTACCAGTTCATAATTTGACTGTTATCCCTGATGCCCATCCTTCATAGGGAGCCTTGATGTCAATGAGTTTTACAGCCTTAAGAGGAAAGTCTAGTTTTCTTATTTTGTTTCTCCCCCAATCCCCATAGGTTTTAGGATTCATTTGGGCATAGAGTCTCTTGTCTTGGGTGATGAATAATCTAACTCCACCATTCCGTATGATGTAAGCTATAAGCTTATTGGGACGAGAACATAAGTATTCTTGAAGTGTCATTCCTCCAATACCCAATAAAGAGCATATGAGATTGGTATTCTGTTTGATAATGGTATAATGATTGACGCCGCTAAGGAGAACGCCATTATTCAACATCCAATAGTTGCCGGTTAGACTTTCTGGTGCTAGGATGATTTCTTTTTCTGGTATAATTCTCTCGCCAGTTATTTTTTCCCACAAATATTCGAGAGACTCATAAAGTATCTTGCATTCCTGAAGAGAAAAATCTTGTCTTACTTTTCGTGGTGCCGGCATCTTGGAAATCAGATCTTTCCATTCGTCGCAAATATTTGGATTGTCCTTAAGATACTGTTTGAGCGTTTGTACATAGAGTGCCAAGGCTTCACCGTCTGGCATATGCTCTGTCTTTTTGTCGGCAATTTTATGTATATGTGTTTTCATGCAGGCTACCGTTCGTTTTTTTGATTTTCTTTTTGATTCCAAGTCTTTTTTAGCTTTTTCTATTTCGTTATAGGCATAGTTTTCAAACTTATAGGCTTCAAATTCTTCTTCTCTTTCTCCTCTTTCTTTTTCATACGCCTTCAGTGCTTCATCATATGCCTTCATTGCTTCATCATATGCTTTTTTATCAAGCACTGGAACTGGCGGTGGTATGCCGGGAAGAGATTGCTGGTTTGGGTCTGGTTTAGTCGTAAAGTCTTCTTCATCCGGAGGATCGTCGGGATTTTCATGTTCCCATGTTATATAGTCTTCTTGCTCTATCCACCATTGCCATGCCAAATCATTAAACCCCTTATGTACAGTAACGGATTTTCCATATTTATCTTTTGTTTCAACAGAGAATCCTTCGAAGGCACTTTGCAATAAATCCAACTCATCTCTGTCTTGGGCATATGTTATTAAATCATCCAATACATTTTTAGCTGCACTTTCATACCAATATGCTCCTGACCATCCCGACTGATAGGCTTCTTGTACGCTGTCAAAATATTGTTCTGAACTTCCACCTATTCCCCAAAATTCATACGGCATTCCAAATTGATCGTCGCATTCTATCTCGTCTAAATCCTGAGGTTTGACTTTATTTGTATCTGGAGCTTCTACTGGCAGAAACCGGTATCCCTCATTTTTTAGATAGTTGAAGAATTCCTTTATTCTATTTCTATAAAGGTGCATTCCGTCGTTATCTAGCGGATCGGAAGAGAAAACCTCAACAACATATAGTTTGGATGGATCTTTTTCTGATGTACCTAATTCCATTGTGGCCTTGGGGATATTGGACGGATCTCTCAGGGAATAAAAGATTTTGCCTTTTGAATCTTCTCCAGTTCTTTCTCCTGCAAAAAATGAATCCTCTTTGCCATATGATTTGATGAACTCTTCCTGTGCCTCATCTGTAGACATTATTTCTCGTTCTATTTCCAAATCGGTGATATGTTCTTTGGCAGGAGTTTTACTAGAGAAGGAGGATAATGGCAATCTGACTATTTTCCATTTATCTTTCCATTGGTAGACTACATCATTTGTTTTGTATTGTTTGGATAATTGTTGTTTTTGCCATTGCAGTGCCATTTCGTAGGCATTTAATAGGCTCAATTTTTCTAGATCTGGGTTGAGCAATGTTGAACTAGTTGCTTCAAACCAATCCGCAATCATATCTATCTGCGCTGGGAAAAGAGGCGACTCAATTTGGAAATTATTCGTTTCCTTGACCAGCTGAGTGTGAAGCCATATGGAGAAATTGCTCATTGCTTTGTCAGATTTTTGTTTTTTGTCGCTCATTTTATCTTCTTTTCAAGTTCATGCTTAAGATTGGGACGGAAAATGTTTGCAGGCAGAGACTCAAGAATATTTCTTAGTGTTCCCGGAGACATTTTCGCCATTCTTGAGCCAATTTCCTCTATAACCTCGTCTTTCGTGCTGGTTTCTATCAGTAGTAAAATTCCAACAGCATATGAGCAAAGAATTCCGTCAAAAAAGTTACGTTCGGCTTTATCTAAAACGAATTGCAACATCTCATTATGCCTGTATTTCTCGCCCTTGAGTAGTAACTTAAAGTTTGTCACTGCCAATAGACGAATGACATTTTCATCATTGCCGTATTCATTTTTCATTTGATTGATTATGGTCAGAATTTCATAATACTTTTCTTCATCAAACAATCTATTGATCTCATCTAGTTTGCCCTTGAGAAGATGCATGGGACATAATGAGGAAGGTTCTCCACCTATTTTACTGGCTTGTTTTTGGGGAGTAATATTCTTGTAATTTTCTTTAACCTTTTGGATCGCTTCTTCTTTGGTAATATTAGGGTTCTCGTCTCTAAGCTCTTTGACAAATTCCAGAATCATTTTGACGGCAGGACTAGGCTTAATTCCTAATACGCTCATAATTTCATTGCCGTTCAAAATGGGTTTTAGTTCAGGCTTGTCGGGGGCGGGAGAAAGTGATATTAGTGCCTCTTGAAGTTTCTTTTCTAGTTCTTGATAGTCTTGGGTTATGCGCGGATCTTTGATGACATCTTTCGCATAGGCATCTGAAACGGCAATATTAAATACGTCCAACCAATTGAGAGATTGCTCACCCATTTGACGTATAAACTTTCTTAGTGCTCTTTGTCCCCCCTCATCCCTGATAAACTGATGAGGCCTCATGTGATATTTAGCCAAATTGGATACCTGTTGAATATAGGGTTCCATTTTTAGGTATTTCAAAATAAGTTCTACTAATTTGGCGCTTTCGTCCTCATGGCCGTAGTAGGAACGATGTCCCGGATGGCTTTTGCTTTCTGCCCATATTTCTTGGTACAGTTTGCCAATATCGTGCATGAGAGCTGCGAGAATCATGGTAACTCTTTTTTCGGGTTCTGCCTCTTTGTATCCCTCCATAACACCCTTGACTACTTCCATGGTATGAGCCCAAAGAGTTAATTTGTGATTGGGATTCTCTTGGCTCATTCCGAATTCTGCCATTTTCCCCTCATATGGAGTTCCTTTAACTGCTCCAGAGATGACATCTTCTAGTAGCCCAGTGTCCTTGAGTAATTGAATGGCTATATTGGCATTGGGGTTTTTGAGCATCTTGATAAATTCTTGCCCAATACGTTCCTTGGATATTTTCTGCTTTATGTCATTTCTAAGCGATGGGTCTGTCATTGCTTTGTATGTCTCTGGATCTATCTGTCCATTATATTTTGCTGCAAATCTAATGCAACGAAAAATTCGAAGCGGATCGTCTGAAAATGTCTTGAGAGGATCGGCCGGAGTTCTAATTGTGTTAGTTAGTAAATCTTTTATGCCCATGCCAGTAAAGTCTTCTAACTGACCGGTGTTGATGTTATAGAAGAGAGAGTTAATAGTGAGGTCACGCCTAGTGGCATCTTCTTGTGGTGTAGCCGGTCTTATATCGGGTATTCTTGAATCTTCTTTGTAAACCTCTGCTCTGGCTTGGGCAAAATCTACTTCTTGAATTTTCCCAGAAGATAAGGGTATGTATGCTTTTGAAGTCGTGATGTGTTTGGATTTTTCGGGGTTGCTTTGTATGGTATGAGCGTCTTTAATGCCCATATGTTTTGTTACCATTCGGGCAAAGTCTTCTCCGCTGATATTACTAAGCATTACGTCAAGATCGTCAGAGGGTATTCCAATCAACTTATCCCTTGTCCACCCACCAACGGCAAAAGCTTGTGTTGACGGCGTATATTTCCGAATGACATCTCTAATGACGGCAAAGATTTCTTGCTCATCGGGAGTCAAATTTTGCGTTATATTGGTGTCAATTTGCATAAGTATATATTTCTATTTTGGGCGGCAAAAAACCTATAAGATATTATAGGGGAATAAGGCAAATAATCAAATTCTATTCTGCAAAATCAAACCACCACTTATACCTGATAATTCCTTCGCCAATAACTTGGTTTCTTGGGAGTGTAACATTGAGATAAACGTACTCAGAAGTGGTATTATCTTTATTGGGGATAGAAACGTTATAGGGGCTCGTAGAAGATCGATCCGAATTAACTCCCGAGAAATGATTATCTGGGGTTATATCGTCACGAAGCTCTATAGAACTTATGACGCCAAAGATATCATCGGAGAATTCAATGCCTCCGGTTTCTACCATCCCTATTTTGATATTGGTTATGGCTTTAACATGGGGAACATTGAGCGACACAACTATAGTTTTAGATGTTTCTCCCGGAGCGATTGTTCCATAATTCATGGCTTGTGCGAAAGTGTTTTCTTTGGTTTGAGAGCTGTCGCTGGCATTGCTTACTTCCGATGGAACTCCTTCTTCGTATAGCACAGTTTGTACTATGGATAGAGGAGCCGGAGTTGTAGTAGTTGTTGTTGTAGTGGTAGTTCCTGTTCCAGTGGTCGTAGTGGTTGTAGTG